GGACGTGGTTCTAATGGTGCACTTCACGGTATGACTAAGTTTCATATGGATGACGCACCAACCAATCAATTTTTCTTAGAGTACATTGCTCGTCCACAAACGGCAGAAATATTCTTTGAAGAGGTACTAATGGCTTGTATATTCTACGGAATGCCTATCTTAGTGGAGAATAATAAACCAAGGCTTTTATACCATATTAAAAATAGAGGATATAGAGGATTTTCTATTAATAGACCGGATAAGCAGTTGGCTAAATTAACAAAGACTGAGCGTGAGTTAGGAGGTATTCCAAACTCATCAGAAGATGTTAAGCAAGCACACGCCTCCGCTATTGAATCTTATATTGAAAAGTATGTTGGATTAGACTTGGAAGCAAAGTATAGAGACCCTGAAGAAATGGGCACAATGCCATTTACAAGAACACTTGAGGATTGGGCTAAGTTTGATATTAATGACAGAACAAGGTTTGACGCCTCTATTAGTTCAGGATTATGCATTATGGCTAATCAAAAGCATCTATACATACCGGAGAAAAAAGAATCGAAATTAATTATTAACTTCGCTAAATATAAAAACGAAGGAACAACAAGTCAATTGATTAGATGAAAAATGTAACAATCAACATAAACACCGCAGCATTCCCAAGTCAATTAGCGACTGATGCCGAGAAAGCAACAGATGCTTTTGGATTGCAAGTGGGTCAGGCTATTCAATATGAATGGTTTAGAAAAGATGGTAACAACTGTAGATACTATGGTCAATGGCAGGATTTCCGTAGATTAAGACTTTACGCAAGAGGTGAGCAGCCAATTGGTAAATACAAAAACGAGTTAGCTATTGATGGTGATTTGTCTTACTTAAATCTTGATTGGACTCCTGTTCCTATCCTTCCAAAATTTATTGATATTGTTGTAAACGGAATGTCTGATAGACTATTCAAAGTTAAAGCATATGCACAAGATGCAATGTCTCAAGCTAAGAGAAGTAAGTATCAGGATATGATTGAAGCTCAGATGGTGTCAAAAGATATTTTGATGACTATTAAAGAGAAGACAGGCGTAGACACATTTATGATGGAGCCTGATGAACTTCCTGAAACAGACGAAGAACTATCGTTATATATGCAGCTTAAATATAAGCCTGCAATTGAGATAGCAGAAGAAGAAGCTATTAATACAATATTTGATGAGAATCACTATGAAGATATTCGTAAAAGATTAAATTACGACCAAACTGTTATTGGTATTAGTGTTGCAAAGCACGAGTTTTTACAAGGAACAGGTGTTAAGATTTCATACGTAGACCCGGCTAATATGGTCTATAGTTATACAGAAGACCCATTCTTCAAAGATTGTTTTTATTGGGGAGAGATTAAGACAGTTCCATTAACGGAGCTTATGAAGATTGACCAATCATTAACCAAAGAAGATTTACAAGAAATTACTCAATATAGCCAAGCGTGGTACGATTACTATAACGTAGCACAGTTCTATCAGAACGATATGTTTTATAGAGACACTTGCACATTGATGTATTTTAATTATAAGAGTACAAAGAAAGTTGTTTATAAAAAGAAGAGACTTGAAGGTGGTGGTTCTCGAGTAATTGAGAAAGACGAAACTTTCAACCCTCCTGCTGAAATGATGGAGGAAGGTAACTTTGAAAAGATTGAGAAAACAATTGATGTGTGGTATGAAGGTATTATGGTAATGGGTACCAATATCTTATTGCAATGGAGAATGTCTGAAAATATGGTTCGACCTAAGTCAGCATCTCAACACGCAATACCTAACTATGTTGCTTGTGCTCCTCGTATGTACAAGGGTGCTATTGAATCACTATGTAGAAGGATGATACCATTTGCTGATTTGATTCAAATTACGCACTTAAAATTACAACAAGTTATTGCTCGTACTGTCCCTGATGGTGTATTTATTGATGCGGATGGCTTGAATGAAATTGACTTAGGAACAGGTAACGCATATAATCCTGAGGATGCATTAAGATTATACTTCCAAACAGGTAGTGTAATTGGACGTAGCTTTACTCAAGATGGTGACTTTAACAATGCAAGAGTACCTATTACTCAGTTGACATCTAACTCAGGTGCAGCTAAGACGCAGATGTTAATCACCAATATGAACCATTACATTGATATGATTAGGTCTGTGACCGGTCTTAATGAAGCAAGAGATGGTTCTATGCCTGACCCTAACTCATTAATTGGATTACAAAAGTTAGCTGCATTAAACTCTAATACAGCTACAAGACATATTCTTGATGGTTCATTGTACATATTCCGTACATTAGCTGAGGCTTTAACATATAGAGTTGCTGACATTTTGCAATATGCTGACTTTAAAGAAGAGTTTGCAAACCAAATTGGAAAGTACAACGTGTCTATATTAAACGATATTAAAGACCTTTATATTTATGATTTTGGTATTTTTATTGAGGTTTCGCCTGATGAAGAGCAAAAAGCACAGCTTGAAGCTAATATCCAAATGGCATTATCTAAGGGCGACATTAACCTTGAGGATGCAATTGACATCCGTGAGATTCGCAATCTTAAATTGGCAAACCAATTACTAAAGATGAAGCGTGTTAAGACTCAGGAACGTGAGGAGAAGATGGCTATGCAGAAACAAGCTATGATTGCTCAACAGCAACTCCAATCTCAGCAGATGGCAGCAGAGACGGCTATGCAGAAGATACAATTGGAAACTCAATCTAAAATGCAGATTAAACAAGCAGAGGTTGCGTTTGACATTCAAAAGTCTGAGCAAGAGGCTATGCTTAAATCTCAGTTAATGCGTGAGGAGTTTCAGTATAACCTGCAACTACGTGGTATGGAGGTTGGCGACTTAAATGCAAGGGAGCAAATGAAAGAGGATGCGAAAGCTAAAAGAATTAGTCAGCAAAACACCGAGCAATCTAAGTTAATTAATCAAAGAAAGAACAATCTACCTCCTATGAGTTTTGAGTCAAACGAGGATAGTTTGGATGGGTTTGACTTAGCGGAATTTGAGCCTCGTTAAAAATGTCAAAATTTTTGTATAAGTTTGTATAAATTAAATCAAATCAAATGGAATTAAAAGTTAGAGCATTAGACATAATTGAACCTAAGAGTGTTCAAGAAGTAGAGCAACAGTTACTTGAAAAACACGAAGAGTCGTTAAGTCAAGATAACAATCCGGAACCGGCAGCAACCGACCCGGAGCCTGAGCCTCAACCAAAAGCGGTTGAGTTGAAGGATGAAGACGTTCTTTCATATATTGGTAAGAGATATAATAAGCAGATTAATTCATTGGATGATTTAGTTTCGGAGCGTGAAAACAACGAGGCTTTACCTGAAGATGTAGCTGCTTATATGAAATATAAGAAGGAAACAGGGCGTGGTTTTGAAGACTTTGTTAAGTTAAAGAATGACTTCGAGACGATGAATCCTGACCAACTTCTTAAAGAATACCTAACTGCTACGCAGGAGGGTCTCGATAGTGATGACATCGAGGCTTTGATGGATGACTACAAATTTGACGAAGAGTTAGATGATGAGTCAACCGTTAAAAAAGCAAAAATCGCAAAAAAGAAAGTTCTTGCTGAAGCCAAGAAATATTTCAATTCTCAGAAGGAGAAATACAAAATGCCCCTTGAGTCAAGAACGGCATTTATCCCCGATGAAGAGAAGGAGATATACGAAAGCTATAAGCAATATACCCAAGAGGCAAAGACAATTGAAGAGGAGAACAATCGTAAGCGTCAATGGTTTGACCAAAAGACGAACGAAGTTTTTGGCGGAGAGTTCAAAGGTTTTGAGTTCAACGTTAATGACAAAAAGTTCACGTTTGCTCCGGGAGATGCCAATGAGTTGAAAAAGAACCAAGCAACACCACAGAACTTTATTAATAAGTTCTTAGATGAGCAAGGTTTGATGAAAGACGCAGCAGGTTATCATAGGTCTTTGTCAATAGCAATGAATCCTGACAAGTTCGCTAAGTATTTTTACGAACAAGGTATGGCTGATGCAACTGATGATGTTACTCGTAAAATCAAGAACATCAATATGTCAGAGCGTAAAGCACCCGAAGTTGGCACTACATCAGGAGGAATGCAGGTGAAAGCGGTAAACCCTGATTCAGGTAGAAACCTGAAAATCCGCAGTATAAAAAGAGTTTAAAACAATTAAAATTTAAAAAAAATGGCAAGTGCTTTATTGAATAACCCCACCTACCAATTGCAGCCAAGTGCTGAGCAGGTGGCGTTACAGACAAACTACATTACCAACTTCAACTTCTTGAATCAGTATCTTCCTGATACATACGAGAAAGAATTTGAGCGTTATGGTAATAGAACAATCGCATCTTTCTTACGTATGGTAGGAGCAGAGATGCCGTCTAACTCTGACCAAATCAAATGGGCAGAACAAGGACGTTTACACATTAAGTACACAAACTGTACTTCAGCAGCAGCAGCAGGTGCGGCAACCGCAACTTTTACTGTAGCTGACAGTGGTGTTACTTACATCGCTATCCGTGTTGGACAAACTTTGATGATTCAAAACAATACATCAGGTGTTTTCAACAAGGCTATCGTTACAGCAGTTCCTTCAGCAACTACTTTCACAGTAGCTTACTATGAGACTGCAGGTCAAGCATTCGCGGTTTCTACTCAATGTACTGTATTTATTTACGGTTCTGAGTTCAAAAAAGGTACTAACGGAATGGTTGGTTCTTTGGAATCAGAAGATGACATCTACAGCAACAACCCTATTATCATCAAAGATAAGTATGCGGTTAACGGTTCTGATATGGCTCAAATCGGTTGGGTAGAAGTAACTACAGAGAATGGTGCTACAGGATACCTTTGGTATTTAAAGAGTGAGCACGAAACTCGTTTACGTTTTGAAGATTACTTAGAGACTTCAATGATTGAAGCTGTTCCGGCTGCATCTTCTTCAGGTGCTGCTACTGCAGGTTACATTGGTTCTGAGGGTATCTTCTACGTAGTAAACAACCGTGGTAACGTTTGGGGTGGTGGTACTCCAACAACTTTAAGCGATTGGGATTCTATCGTTTCTCGTCTTGACAAGCAAGGTGCTATCGAAGAGAACGTAGTATTTGTAAATCGTGGTTTAAGTTTCGATATTGACAATATGTTAGCTACATTGAACGGCTACACTTCAGGTGGTGTTGCTCAATCAGCTTCTTTCGGTCTTTTCGATAACGATGTTGATATGGCGTTGAACTTAGGTTTCACAGGTTTCCGTAGAGGTTATGACTTCTACAAGTCTGATTGGAAATACCTAAATGACCCAACAATGCGTGGTGGTTTAAATACTACTGCTGCAACTGCAACCGGTACTATCACAGGTTTGATGGTTCCTGCAGGTTCTACTTCAGTGTACGACCAAATTATGGGCAAGAACGCTAAGCGTCCTTTCTTACACGTTCGTTACCGTGCTTCTGAAGCTGAAGACCGCAGATACAAAACTTGGATTACAGGTTCTGCCGGTGGTGCTGCTACAAGCGACTTGGATGCAATGGAGGTTAACTTCCTTTCTGAGCGTTGCGTATGTACCTTGGGTGCTAACAACTTCGTATTATTCCGTTACGGATAATAAAGGAAGAAAATCTATAGGGAGGGTGTCTTCAAAGACACTCTCCTTTTTTTAAAAATCAAATTAAATCAAATACAAAATGGCAAAAGGTACTACTCCTGTAGATAAAGTCTATAGACTTAAAATAGGAAATCCGCTATCATATACGTTAGCGTCAAGAAATCACCCTCGATTCCCACTAATGTGGTTTGACGAGAAGAACAATGTTAATCGTGCTCTTAGATATTGCACGAATCAAAAGTCCCCATTTGAGGACGAGCAAGACGGAAACTTTATTATTGAGCCTATTATCTTTGAAGATGGCTTTTTAAGAGTTCCAAAGAACAACCCTGTATTACAGGAGTTTCTCCACTATCACCCATTGAACGGTAACATATTTGTTGAAGTAGATAAAGAAAAAGACGCTGCTGCTGAGGTAGAAGACTTGAACTTAGAAGTTGAGGCTCTAATTGAAGCTCGTCAGTTATCACTTGACCAAATTGAAACGTTGACAAGGGTTATGTTTGGAAAAGACCCATCTACCGTGTCTACTGCTGAATTAAGACGTGACATTTTGGTATTTGCTAAAAGAGACCCTAAAGAGTTCTTGAATATATTAAACGACCCTGAATTAAAGTTTCAGGCTAAGGTTCGTACATTCTTTGAGAACAAATTATTGATATTAAGAAACAGCGACAAAGAGGTGTGGTTTAATACCGCTACCAATAAGAAGAAGATGTTGTCTGTTCCGTTTGGAGAGGACCCATATGAGATGGTAGCCCACTACTTACAGAGCGATGATGGCATTGACTCCTTAAAGATGTTAGAAGCTGTTTTAGGATAATTGATGTTGATTATTGATTGATGATTAGAAAGAAGGGCACTTGTTGTGCCCTCTTTTTTTTTATGTATATTTGTAAAAAAAGAACTAATGATAAACTCAGTAAGAAATACGGTATTATCTGTGTTGAATAAAAACAACTACGGATATGTATCACCTTCTGATTTCAATCTGTATGCTCAAAATTCGCAGATGGAAATTTACGAGGAATATTTTAGCAGCTATAACAAGGTTATAAATGCTGAAAATGCAAGAGCAGCAGGCGTAGATTATGCCGATATGGAACAACCTATTGCAGAAGTGTTGGAGTATTTCTTACGTACAGATTATCTTTCAAAAATATCAGCTAATAAATTTTCAATGCCTACTCCTTCAACTACGGGATATTTAACCTATATGTTGTTGGATGTTAAATGCAAGCCTGTAACGCTTAAGACCGGGACAAATACTGCTGTAGTTAGTGGACAGTTGGTTGATAGTACAGCAACATTCTTAACCAATGGTCTTTCAGCAGGAGATGTAGTTACAAATCTTACTACAGGTTTGGTATCTACCGTGGTATTGGTACTTAGTAATACAGCAATTCAATTAGATTCAAATATATTTTTGGCAGCAGGTAACGCTTATGCGATATTTTCTTCTTCAACTATTAATCAAGCAGAAAAGGTAATTAATAGTAAACTTAATTTATTGGTTAACTCTAATTTAACTAAACCAACAATAGAGTTCCCTGTTTACGCATTACAAGGCGAAGAATTGACTTTCTACCCTACAACCATAAGTAACAAGGGTCAGGTTCTTGCAACCTATTTTAGATACCCTAAGGTTCCTAAATGGACATACATTACTTTGGCTAATGGTGAGCCTGTATTTGACCAATCACAATCTGACTATCAAGACTTTGAATTACCTCCGGAAGATGAGTATAAATTAATTACAAGGATTCTTCAGTATTGTGGTATATCTATTCGTGAATCCGAAGTTGTACAATTCAATATGGCTAAGGAGCAACAAGAACAAAATCCATAAAAACTTTTAAGATATGGCATATATATCACAGTATCAATATTACGAAAATGGAGGTGTTGTACCTGAAGATAAGAATTGGGGGTCGTATCAGTATGTAAGTTTACAAGACATTGTAAATAACTTCTTATTGATGTACTCAGGAAACCATTCTTTGGTTAACAACGAGGAACGTTTTAAAGTATTGTTCCACGCTAAGCGTGCTATTCAGGAGTTAAACTATGATGCATTTAAAGAAATTAAAGTATTAGAGTTGACTGTTCCTGATATGTTAAGATACATCTTACCTTCTGATTATGTCAATTGGGTGAGAGTTTCTTTGTATAAAGATGGTTGGTTAAGACCATTGACTGAAAATATTCAAACACTTTCATCTAAGGCGTACTTACAAGATAATACAGGTCGTATTTTATTTGACCAAGACGGAAACGCATTGAGTCCTCAGTATTCAAACATTGACTTTGACAGATTAACTAAGACTAAGAAGAGCATCTACTTAAACCAAGGCAATCAATTCAATGGTCAGTTGGGATGGAACTATGATGGTATGTGGTACTTTGAGGCGAACATTGGAACAGCTTATGGACTAAATACAGAGACAGCTAATTTTAATCCTACATTTAATGTGGATAGAAAAGCAGGAGTAATTAACTTTGATTCGTCTATGTCAGGATTATCTTGTATTCTTGAGTACGTTTCTGATGGTATGGAGCAGGGAGATAATTCTTTAATTACTGTAAATAAGTTGTTTGAGAAATATATTTATGCATCTATTCAATATGACATTTTAAGTTCTAAATTAGGCGTGCAAGAATACATCATTGCTCGTGCTCGTAAAGAGAAAAGTGCATTGTTGAGAAACGCAAAAATTAGAATTAGCAATATTCATCCGGGCAGACTCTTAATGAACTTAAGAGGTATGGACAAGCAAATAAAATAAAATGGCAAATATTTCAAGAAACTTTATAGCAGGTAGGATGAACAAGGTAGTAGACCAACGTTTACTGCCTGAAGGTGAGTATATAGATGCTATGAATATTAGGATGGGTTCAACAGAGAACTCAGAAGTTGGGGTAATTGAAAACACAAAGGGGAATCTTCCTCTTACTTCATTGGCTTATATTGACGGAACTCCGCTCAGTGCATCAGCAAGATGTATTGGGGCACTTCAAGATAGTGCAACTGAGACTATCTTTTGGCTTGTGCACGACCCAAATTTTTCAGAAGGTGCTACGGGCAAACTTGACTTAATTGTTTCTTTTAATGTTTCATCAAACATTTTAACCTATCACATTGTCTCTGTTGATGATGGTGGTGGCGTTAACACAACACTTAACTTTAACCCGAACTACTTAGTTACGGGTATTGATATATTAAACGATTTGTTCTTTTTTACTGATGATTATAATGCTCCGAGATGTATGAACATCAAAAGGAACTACCCTAATCCAATTGGTAATGTAGACCAAATCACAGCAGAGTCATTACTTGTTATCAAGAAGCCACCGGTAGAATCACCGGGAGTTGAGCCAATTGTAACAAATGGTCAAGAGAACTTTTTAAACACAAGATTTATTTGCTTTGCTTACAGATATAGATACATTGACGGAGAGTATAGTGCCACTTCTCAGTGGTCTCAACCTGCGTTTGTACCTAATCCATTTAGTTTTAGTATTGAGAGTTTCTTAAATGAGGGTATGACCAATTTCTGTAACTCAGCAATTGTTACATATAACTCAGGTAGTTCTCTTGTAGTCGGCATTGACTTACTTTTTAAAAGAGCAGATGGCAATGTAATTAAGGTTATTGAGAAACTTGACAAGGCTAATTTAGGTCTTGCAGATAATACCAACTATCAATACACATTCACAAACAGTAAGATATTTACCATACTATCTGAGGCTGAACTATTGAGATTGTACGATAACGTACCTCGTTTTGCAAAGGCTCAGACAATTATGGGTAACAGATTGATGTATGGTAACTATGTTGAAGGGTATGATTTGATAGACCAATATGGTGCTCCTGTTAAATTTGAGTACACTACCAACTTAGTGTCTACTGCTATTGGTAATACAAATATTGACGATGGTCTTCAGTCGGGAAACTATTCAATAAACGGAAGTGTAAACATTGCAAACGCTATAGTTACATTTGATTTAGCAGGACAGACATTAGTGTCAGGTTCGGCAATCAACTTAGAGATAACAATATCTCACTCTCAGTTTACCGGTCAAACTCCGTTCCCTACCGAAACAACAGACAATGTTAGATTAAACTTTGCGTTCTTTTTGTCTACTACATATACATCAGTGTATCAATTGGCAACGAGCGTAGAGTTTCAAAATGCAGTAGGTACTGCTGCAAATATTCAAACAGTAGCAAATGCTTGTAATGGAACAACATTTACAGATGCATTTAACTGTGCGATACCAAATAACTTAGATGCATTCATTAAGAATGGAAGTGGTATTAGTGCGGTTGCACAACCTGTTGGTATTGTAACAAGTCCCGGCAGTAGTGTAATTGGACTTCAGTTCCCTGCAATGCGATACGTTAATAATTTAAGTACTCCTACTCAAACGTTTTATGAGTACTATGCAGTATCATTTGCAGAGGCTACATTCCAAGAGATTGCAAACCCACAAAGTTTGCACAGCAATCGTGACTATGAGATTGGTATTGTATATATGGATGACTTTAATAGAGCAACAACTGCTCTTGTAAGTCCTAATAATACAGAGCACATTCCTTGTGGACTTTCTTCTTTTAAGAATGCTATTCAGGTTGTAATACCGCCAACACAATTACCTCCATCTTGGGCAACAAGATATAAGTTTGTTATTAAGCCGGACGAGGAGAATTATGAAACGATTTACGTTAGCATCTTCTTCCAAGACCCAATTACAAACAATGCGTACTTCTTGCTTGAGGGTGAGAATGCACGTAAGGTAGAGGCAGGAGATAGACTTATTGTTAAGGCTGACTCAAATGGTGCAACTACATCTTGTGTGTATGCAACTATTCTTGAGAAGTCTTCTCAGGCATCAGGATTCTTGGAAATACCAAGTGCATTAGACCCTGATGTAATGATACCAATTCCTTCAGGTGTTTATGCTAAGATTAATCCAAACAGCTTTAATATTGTTCAGGATGAATTAGCAATTATAGCTCCGGGTAAAGTAACGGAAACTGCACCAAGAGGTGGAACGTATCCTATACTATACTATCCAATGAATAGATATGATACAGCTACATCTGCGTGGGTTGACTATGACGTACCCGCAGGTAGTCGTATTGTGATGACTATTAAGCAGGCAAGATGGGGTGTTGGTAATTCTTGTGAGGAAAGAAGAAACACTTTGGAGAAAACGCTTATTTCATCAAATGCATACGACAATATGTACGATTGGTGGATAGGCGATGATGTTGAGCAGTTTTTAAATGACGGAACAAGATATGCAGGAGCAGGACAATGTACTCCGGATAATGAATTTATTCCCGGTATTACAAATACGGCAGGAGATATATTAACTGACTTATGTATTAACTACTATAAATTTTATAGAAATACAGCTACCAATCAATTACAATTGATGGTAACGGGAACGCTTCCTTGTACAGGTGTAGGTTATCCTAATGCTCGTGCTTCAAATGTTGAAGTTAATATAACAGTATTCCGTTCAGATAAGACAATTATATTTGAGACTTTGCCATCAGACTCTTTGCCTGATGTGTTTTTTGAAAATGAAATGTCTTTTGCTATTTCAAATGGCAATCATATGGGGAATATCCAAGACCAAGATTTTGCATTAGGTATTCCGGCTGTAGTAGATACAAAGTTCTTTAACTGTTTTGCGTTTGGTAACGGAGCAGAGAGTTATAAAATAAGAGATTCAATTGTAGGAAACTCGTTCAACTTTGGGAACAGAGTAACGAGCGTGTCTGCTCAAGACTATAAGGCTGCAGATAGATTTGCTGACATCACATACAGTGGTGTTTATAGTGCTGAGTCAAATGTAAATAAGCTAAATGAGTTTAACTTAGGTCTCCTTAACTATAAAGTTTGTGAGCCTTCATTCGGAGGTATTTACTTAATGGATGGAAGACAGACAGACATTCTTGTTCTTCAAGAAGACAAGATTTCATATGTATTGGCTGACAAGAATCTTATTTCTGACTCTACGGGAGGAGGCGTTGTCGCATCTGTACCTCAAGTGTTAGGCACTCAGATTGCTCGTAGCGAAAAATATGGCATTAGCTTTAATCCTGAAAGTTATGTTCAATGGGGTTATGATAGATATTTTACTGACGTAAAGCGTGGAGCAGTTATTCAATTAAGAGGAGACTCTTATGCTCAAGACCAATTAAAAGTTATCTCTGAGATGAATATGAGAACTTGGTTTAGAGATGAGTTTAATGCTTCATTTAATACGCAGAAACTTGGAGGTTTTGACCCTTATATGAATGAATACGTTCTTTCAAGTAATGCGTTAGAGTTGCCTTATAATCCTGAGTGTATAGAGTGTGGTATATCTCAAACATTTACATTAACTACATTAGCCGAAGAGACCAAGTCTTTTAACTATTGTGTTGATTTGGGTCCTACTGTTGGTCTTGCTGATGTGATTTATACAGTTGCGTCAATAAGTGAAGGCGGTGAGTTTGAGATAGTAGTTGAGTATGATGGTACAACTGACACTACAGGATTTGTAACTGAAAGTGGCGTAATAACATTTGATAAGAACAACGTATCGGTAGAAACTGTTTCAATTACAATTAATTATACAGGAGATATTATCTTAAGTGTACTTGCTGATTGTTGTCAAGCGGCTCAATTAACAATCGTTCAGGTTGTATTGACTAATGACTATGACTCAGGTGATACCATTCATACGCAATATAGATATGTGGATGGAGCATTTACTTCTCCATTACAGTCAAGTCTTGTAACGTTTGCATCAGGAACAACTACACCTCTTATATCAAGATATAATGTGACAACGGGTGCTGTAGGAACAGGGGCATTCCCTCCTGCAGGTAGTACCGTTAGTTTAATTACTAATCAATTTGCTACGGACACATTTGTATTTAATCCTGCAACAGACGAGTTTAAGTACTATACATCAGATACTTTATACGGCAACAATACCTCTGATATTAATACTTTATTAGGGTTAGCTACTACGGCTACACCTAATCAAGGAGGAGGCACAAATAATTTTGCAGACTTTACAGTTCCTGCATTACAGGATTACTTGTACTTTATTTGGGATTTAAGAGAAGCCATCTCAACAACATTGTGCTATTCTGACGAAAGTGCAAGTGATGCGTGTTGTGGATGTGGTACTCCTGTGGTAGAATCTTACAACTGCGAAAGTGGAAGTTGTGTTGACCCGGGAGATGGAAGTGGAACATACTCTACCTTAGAGGACTGTCAAGCAAACTGTTTTGCAGCATCAATATCTTTAGGTGCTCCTGAGTGTAGAGAGAACAATTGTAATGATAACGCAGCTTGTACAGTTAGATATGGTATAAACACATCAAACGCTCCGGTTGGGTCTTACATAACTTTAACTACAGGTTTCCCTTCTTCTACGGCTACTGTGACTATATCAGATTCAGACCCTGATAATGGTCAAATAACATATTTTGAGCCAAGCGGTTCAGCGACTCCTGTGTACTTTACACTTGAGTTAAGGAACTCAGGAGGAACAATAATAGCTACATCAAGTACATCGTTAACCCATCAGTCATTTTGGTCTATGTTACCAATATGCGGAACATCTTAAAATAAAAAATAAATGGCAACAAGTGCATCATATTATTTAAACGCTCCTTCTCTTGGGTCTGCAACAGCAGTATTTACAAATGAAGGTTTGACTACTCTTGCTGCTGATGGATTTTATTCCAATGGAGTAATTGTGAGAGAGCAAGTGTCAGGAGTATTATTGCCACAACAAAATTGTCCTACTTGTGCTACCCCTTGTGGAGAGACTATCAATGCAAGTGGCGGTCAAGGCATTTATTTGCTTGATTTAGACACCGGAACCACGGTAGGTGATGTTGGTGCTGTTATAGTAAGATTTGACCCGTATGGGGTCCCTGATGGCATAAGAGCAACACTTGGAGTAAATGTTTACAATAAACTAACTTCTCCTGTTGATGGGTTGCATCAAAGTAGCACATCAGGAAACTTTACTTATGTGGGGCAAACAAGTGGGGATTGTGGAATATCAGGAACTACTTACCCTGCTTTGACAGAGTTTAGTTACAATGGAACGGCTTTTGTTGCAACAGGAGATACTCAAAGTATAACTGTGAATGCAGGTGATGTATCATTAGGAGCATCTGCTCCGGGAAGTACAATGATGGTTATACCAAAGTTGACAGCGTCTCCTTCAATTATAAATTTTGAGGTTGTTGGTCCGTGTAGCGGAACAGCTTGGCAAATGTCAGTTGATTGCCCTGTATTACTTACAGGATTTAGTTCAAGCGTAATGGCGGCAACAAGCGTAGCAGTGTGCGAGTTAACTGAGACAGTAACTTACTACAATGCTTCATTGGCTAATACTCCGGGAACAGTTGGATTGTACGATTTTGTATATGCTGACGCTTATGGCTCAACGCCATTAACGGCAGGCTATTATCTTGCTGCAGGGTCAATTACCGGTAGTAATGATTGGTTTCAAGTAAATTCAAGCGGAGTTGTTATTGCATTAGGAGTATGTGCTGCACCTCCTGAAGTTTCATATAATTGCGTTGAAGGAATATGTACAGACCCCGGAGATGGAACAGGAACATACTCTACATTAGAAGCGTGTGAGTCAGCTTGTAGTACGCCCGTTGCATACACAATTGATAATTCTGCTACAGGTACTGCATTAGAGGCTTGTGGTGGCTCAACTACAACAACTACTGTTTATGCTTTACCGGGATATACTACGCCTATTGTAACAATGATTTTCTATGATAGTTCAGCTTTAACAACACCATTTATTGGTTCAGCAGGATGGAGAAAACTATCAATAGGAGGGACTAACTATGCAGCACAAGTTGATGTTAACGGAGAACTTACAGATTATATAACTTGTCCCGCACCTCCTGAAGTTTCATATAACTGTGTTAGTGGAACTTGCATAGACCCGGGTGATGGAAGTGGATTCTTTAATTCATTAGAACAATGTCAAGAGAACTGTGCTGCACCAACAATATCATTAGGCTCTGCTCAATGCAGAGAGAATAATTGTAATGACAACGCAGCTTGTACGGTTATATATGGTGTGAATACATCAAATGTTCCTGCAGGTTCATATATAACTGTGCTAACAGGAACACCTTCTTCTTCTGCGACAGTGACTATTTCAGATTCAGACCCTGACAATGGTAAAATAACATACTATGAGCCAAGTGGTTCTGCGACTCCTGTGTACTTTACACTTCAGTTGAGGAACTCAGGTGGAACGATAATAGCTACATCAGACACATCATTAACACATCAATCATTTTGGTCTATGTTGCCTCTATGTACTCCAATTTTAGTTACGTATAACTGTGTTAGTGGAACTTGCATAGACCCGGGTGATGGAACAGGTACTTACTCTACATTAGAGGCTTGTGAAGAGGGTTGCATTCCTATTACATATAATTGTGTTAGTGGAACTTGCATAGACCCGGGTGACGGAACAGGTACTTACTCTACTTTAGAGGATTGTGAGTCAGAATGCGTCCCTATTACGTATAATTGCGTTAGCGGAAACTGTGTAGACCCGGGTGACGGAACAGGCACTTACTCTACATTAGAGGCTTGTGAAGAGATTTGTGGCGTTCCTGCTTCGGCTTCGTTAGCGTGGAGTTTTACAGAAACAAATTTTGCTGCAGGCAATATGGACTTATATGTTAATGGCTCTATCGTTGAAAGCAGAAGTACTAGCTCAAGTGGTACATATACGGTTTACGAGGGTGATACCATCAACGTAGAAGTTACTTGTTATCAATGTACGGTTGGGGTTAATACGGCTGCAAACGCATATTGTATTGGCATAATAGCTGACGCTGACTGTGCGATTGACGGAGTGGCAAACATATTTACCGCAGTATATACCGTAACGAGCGGAGACTTAGGAACAACATTGACATTAAATACATTTGCAGCTTGCGATAGCGGTTGCGTATAAAATAGAATACTATGGCAAATTATACATTGTCGTTTAGCGATATGGTAGGAGGATGGGTATCCTTCTACTCTTATTATCCTGATTGGATGATAGGAATGAACAACTATTTCTATACGTTCAAGGGAGGAGACCTTTATAGGCATAATGTAAACGCAAGTCGTAATACCTTTTATAGTCCTTGGTGGGTAAAGATTGGTAATCCTTCAGGTGATTTTACCCCAACTACATTACAAAGTGCATTCAATACAGCACCTCTTGAGAATAAGTTATTCAAGACTATTAACTTGGAAGGGGATGCTAAGTGGGGCGTAACATTAGAGACTGACTTACAATTCTCAGGGTTTATTCAAGCCAATTGGTTTGAAAAGAAAGAGGCTTCATTCTTTGCTTTTGTGAGAAACAATGCAATAGGTGAGCTCGCTTTAAGAAGTGTTAATGGAATAGGCAGAAGCACAAGTGTTACCGGTGGTAATGTTATTAATTTTGCTCCGTCAATTGAGATTGGCAGCATCATTAGTGTTGGTGACTATTTCTATTTCTCATTGCCTCCATATACCACTCCTGTTCTTGCAGGGGCTGTTACGGCAATTACAGTGGATTTAGTTAATGGTATCAATAGAATTACAATAAATACTACCATACCGGGGACAACTCCAATACCTATTCAAGATGCGTTTTTCTTATACATTAAGAACTCGGTTGCAGAGTCACACGGAGTATTAGGTCATTATTGTACATTCAATATAGAAAACACGTCTACAGACAAAGTAGAATTGTTTGCTGTAGAGTCTGAGGTTATGAAAAGTTTTCCTTAAATTTAATATCTTTGTAAGAATATGGAATTAATTATACGAGAACTGAACGAAACCGACTACGATAATATTCTTGTAGAATGGTGGGAACAGTGGGGTTGGACGCCTCCTCAAAGAGACTTCCTGCCTAACGATGGAAAGGGCGGTATAATGATATATGATGAAGAAATCCCTGTATGTGCAGGGTTTATGTATATCACTAATTCCAAAGTAGCTTGGGTAGATTGGATAATATCAAACAAGGAATATACCAAGAAGCCACAAAGAAAAGACGCCATTAAGTTATTGGTGTCAGCGTTGACAGAGATTTGCAAGAAATCGGGAAGTAAATATAGTTACGCATTAATTAAAAACGAAAGCCTTATAGGAATGTACGAAGAACTTGGATATATCAAGGGAGATTCATATACAGGAGAAATGATAAAAGTATTATAATATGGCAGCATTTACTACAATCGCAGCAGGAATCGGGTTAGCCGCAACAGCCGGTACAACCACAATGTCATTTGTTCAAGCAGGTAAGCAGAAACAAGCACAGCGTAATGCTGAGCGTGATGCGGCAGAAGCTATGCAAGAGGCAAGAAAAAAACTTGAAGTCAATGTTTATGACAAGCTAAGCATCCAAAAAGAACCATACGAATTGGAAAGAGAAGCATTGCTTTCTCAAGGTGCTCAAGCTATTCAAGCAGGTGTAGAGAGCGAAAGAGGTGCGGCTGCTACAGCAGGTCGTATTCAAATGGCACAACAAGAAGGACAGGCAGGAATTAGAACTGCTATGGGTCAAGAGTTATTGGGTCTTGAAAAATTAAGTGCACAAGAAGAAGGTCGCCTTAGAGATATTGGGATGCAATTAGATTTAGAAGAAGTAGCCGGTGCTCAGTTAGCTGCAGCAAATGCGGCTGAGTTAGGTGCACAGGCAACTCAACAAGGTTTTGAAGGTCTTACAAGTATGGCAGGTCAACTTGCAAGTATGGCTCCATTATATGAAAAGAGTGCAGGTGCTCGTCAATTAGGTCGGATTGAAGATATGGGTAAAAGACAAAATATGACCCCTGAGCAAATACAACAACAAATTTCAGGATTGGGGACAATTGGAGGTGTTGATTATAGTAAGGTAGGCTCAATGAATAGATACCAATACCAAGATTTTATGGGGAAACAAAGCGGAGATGCTCTAAGAAATTTAAGACAACAAGGTCTTAATATGTATGGCTTCAATCCTTTTCAACCATCGACCTATAAGAAAATTTTTTAGTAGTAAAATAAAACATTCAGTTGATGGCAACATATTATAAATACGCAGAACGAAGTGCCGATAGTCAGGTAAATTGGGCAGAGGTAGGTAAAGGCATATCTGATATGCTTAAAGAAGAGACCACTATTCGTGAGCAAAAGAAAGCCGCAATTGACCAAGCGACTCGTGAGTTTCAGAAAACATTAGAGAATGCACCGCAAGGTCAGTTCCAAGATGGAAATAAATTTACAAATGATTACGCCCATTCAATGATGGAGCAGCAGATGATTGACAATAGACTATTAAAGTCAGGTCAAATGAAGCTGCAAGACTTTACTTTTAGAAGACAAAACTATGTAGATGGAACAAACACATTGTTTGATTTACAAAAACTATATCAAGAGAATTATAAAAAGAAAATGGAGGGCATCCAAAGCGGAGAACTTCAGGCTTTAACAGGAGCTAATATGGCATCAGTTGAAGGCTTTGCTGATTTCTCAAAATCAAAAGCGGTTATCGACCCAAGTACAGGTGTTATTAATGTTGGTATAATGAAACCAAATGCTGTAACGGGGGTAATGGAATTGACAAATGATGTAGCTCCGGTTAACGTTATTAAAGGAAAAATATTAGCTGACATCCCTGCTTTTAAAGTAGAGGAAGCTATGAACAATACTGTAAAGAATTTAGGTGCAAGTATGGATTATATTTACCAAGCTGCAACTAAAACAGGAGCAGGTACGGTAACAAAACTATTAGGCATTGGAGCATTACAAGGAGAAGCAGCTAAGCATCCTGAGTTTAAGGACTCAATTGATAAAGCTAATTCTGCAATTAATAGCACTATTGATTCATACTTCGCTAATGACTATAACATCTCTTCTGTTCTTACTCAGAACACAGGGAAATATAGCCAAGAGTCATTTACTTATGACAAAGACGTAGCAGCAAAAGATAAGAGTAAGATATTATTAAAGATTAACCAAACAACAGGTCTTCCAATTATTGACAAGAGTGGTGCTCATTATAAAGAACAAGAACAAGAAGCTCGTCAATGGGTTAGAACTCAATTGTTAGGTAAGATAGACGATAAGAGAGATATTGACGTTACAGGAACTATTCCTTATGGTCCTCAGCCACAACAATGGCAATATGCAGCAGGTCAGCAAGCTAAAGACGAACAAGCTGCTGCAGGTGCTTGGAACCAATTATATACAGGTAAAACTGCTGCTGCTAAAAGAGATGCTGCAGATATATTATTGGGGACACCAAATGCTCAAGCACAGGGGCTACTCGGTATCGACTTAGAAACTAAACCGGGAACAGTAATATTAACATATGCTGATTCTAAAAAGAACAGAGAAATTCCAATGCAAGGTTCTACATTGTTTGACTTTGCAGGTAAGGGCGTTGAATTGCACGGTGTAGTTGACAGACAAAAAGCTGTGAAAGCAGGCGGAGGCGGTACAACATACGGAGCAATTACTGACTTCTCAGGTGTTAGGTCAAGCAGAGCAGGTGTTCAAGGAGCTGAAGATTATACTCCTAAAGTTGCTGAAATCGCAGCAGGAATAGAAAGTTTAATTGTTCCTGATGACCCTAAAAAAACTCAGAATAATTTAATAAATAAGTTCCGTAACTTAGGCTTCAGTTTCAGGGGTTATACGAATGGATTTACGGATGATATGATTGACGTAACAGACTCAACCGGAAAGGTTATTGGTTCATTTAACGTTGACAACTTAGAAGATGCAGCAGCTATTCAAGATTTAATTATTAAAAGATTTGATAGAAAAGCAGCGGCAAATTTATTTGGAGCACAGCCGAAAGCACAGCCAAAAGCACAACCAAAGACAACGGTAACAGGAGGAAATGAAAGATAAAAAATATTAATTATGCCGGATTTAAGACAAGCGTTAAAAGATTTTGTTGCCACCTCTAATAGCGGTAAATACGCTGATGAAGCCACTTTATTATCTAAGTTTCCTGAATTAAAAGGATATGATATTCAAGTATTAAGAGACTTTGTAGCCACATCAAATAGCGGTAAATATGCTACAGAAGATGAGGTATTTGCAAAGTTCCCTGAATTTTCTTCAGGTGTTCCTTCTAAAAAAAAAGTCGATACGGCATTGCCTTTGGAAGTTGGTTCTTCGGTCTTACCAAAGATTGAGAAACAACGTGCAGTACAAGACAATACTATTGTCAAACCAAAACTAACAGAGCCTGTTAAGCCAAAAGAACAAGCACCACAAAAGGATGAGCAAGGTTGGCTTTTAAATACGGTATCTGCATTAGATAAAGGATTCTACAAAAACTTTATAGGTAGTCCTGTAAAAGGATTGGGAACACTTCTTCAAGGTGCTACTGCAAAAATTACAGGTGGTTCAGGAAAAGCGTTTATAAGTGATGCTTTAATAAACTTTGGAGATTACTTCAATAAAACAATTGATGAACTTACGCCTCAAGACGAAAGTTTTAAAGGTAGTTTAAGTGACCAATTTGGTCAAGCATTTGGACAGGTTGCTTCATTAGTGGCAACAGGTGGGGCTACCGGTGCAGCATCTAAAGGTGCGGCTCTTGTTGGTCAAACAGCAGCTACAGCAGGTAAGGGTGCAGCAGCAGTACAAGCAGCAAAGACTCTTGCTACTGAGTTAGCAAGCCCTGTGGCTGTGAGTGCGGGATTGTCTATGGGTCAATCAGAATTTGAAAGAGCAAAACAAGCAGGAGCTACAGATGACCAAGCGTTTGAAGCATTTTATAAAAACGCAGCAGTTGGTTCGGTATTAGAAAAGATTCCTGTTATGCAGTTTATGAAGAGGTTTAACCAAGCCTCTGCCGGTGGTATTTCTAATTACATTAAAACAAAAGGTGTTGCAGGTATTACGGGTGGTTTAGAAGAAATGACCACAGAAGTACTTCAACAATTATATGCAAACAAATCAGCACAAGACATTTACAATACTAACCAAGAACTATTTGAAGGTGTTGGTGAATCAGGTGGTGTAGGTTTTGGTGTAGGCTTCTTGCTAAACGCAATGGGGGCAAACGCTAAGTTATTAAGAAGTCAAGGGAAGAAAGACGAAGCTGATATGGTAGAGAATCAGATGAAGTCATTTGAGACTCAAGCTGCAAACGGTGGACCTTCTTCTTACAAATTAAATGGTATAAAGATTGAATCTCCTGAAATTATAAGCAACCTTATTGATAATATGGATGCTCCTGATTTAGCAAAAGCAAACATTGATATAAAAAATGACCCTGCTCTTAAAATAAAGATGCAGAATAAAATAGTTACGTCTTCAATTAAAGAACAAGTAAGACAAGGTAACCCTGATTTGAATGAGCCAAGTCTAAATGCTATTACTGATTTAGAGTTGCAATTAAAAAAATTAGAAGGCAACACTACCCAAACAGGGAAAGATAAAGCTGCTGTTATTAGACAACAGATTAAAAACATCCAAGAAAATCAATTACAAGAAGAAGTTAAGGGGACTAAGAAGTATGTGGTAGATGGTAAAGAGATTACTCAAGAAGAGTTTGACGCTCTACAAGGTAAGCCACAGGGGACTAAAACTATTATTGAGGCACCTGAAAAAGCTGCTCAAAGAATAGCAAGGATTGCTGAAATTGAGAAAGAAGTTGCTGCTCCTGATATACTTCCTGAAGCAAAAACTAAATTGCAAACAGAATTAGAAACTTTAAAAACAGAACAAGATGCCATTCAAAAACAAGCAGCAGATGAAAGCGTGCTACGCACAGAACAACCCCAAGTGGGATTGCAGCAAGTGGTCGAAGGAGACCAAGGACTTAAAGTCGTTGCCACAGGGACCAAAGAAACCATCACGCCTCAGGGCACGCAAGAAATAACAACTCAAATTCAAGAAAATGGAGAACCAACAACAACCCCAACAGCCGGACCTATCGCAGGAAACAGACTCTTCAATAAGCCACTCCCGAAAGCTAAGGAAGTTGCGAATGGATATTATCAAAGAGTTTTCAATACCGAAAGACCCAAGTTTGCCGGTACAAGAAAACTTGATGAAGAAAGAGGTAAAAGAATAGCTGATGCTTATATAGCAATGAAGGACGACCCCACTAATCCTGAGGTTCGTGCTGCTTATGATGCTATGTCTAAAGAAACATTAGACCAATATAAAGACTTTGTTGATGCCGGATTTACTATTGAAGTAGATAACGAAGAACCATACAACAATTCTCAGGAGATGATTGATGATTTAAAAAATAATAATCGTATCAAGATATTCTCTACTGAAGCAGGATTTGGTAGCAATCCAATTACTGAAGAGCAAAGACAAAGAAACCCTTTACTTCAAGATTCAGGATTTAAAGATGCCAAAGGCAATACGCTATTGGTTAATGATGTGTTCCGTGCAATTCACGACTTCTATGGTCACGCTGAATTAGGCAACTCATTTGGTCCTAAAGGGGAAGAGAACGCTTGGAATATCCACGCACGTATGTTCTCGCCACTTGCAAGAAGGGCAATGACTACTGAAACTCGTGGTCAAAACTCTTACGTAAACTTCTCAGGTGTTAATGAAAGAATTGATAAGATGAGAGAGGAGGCAAGAAAGTTACGTGAGCAAGGTGATGAACAAGGAGCAAAAGCTATTGTAGATAAAATATACCAAGAAGGACTTTTTGCTGAGCAAAAGATTGGTTTACTACCTGAAGAGTTCTCTCAATTTGATGAGGCTGAAGAAGGGGATGTAACAATGCGTCCTGAAGGATTGCAAGAAAGAGATATTGAGATTGAGGAAGAAGAAAAGTTTGTACCACTTAAAGTATCTGATGTAAAGAATGATGCATTTACAAGAGACAATGCTTTGTTTTATGAAGAAGATGAAAAAGAAACAGATAGTGGAAGAGTAGTTTCATATTTATCATCAATAACTGTACAGGTAACTAATGCAGATGGTGATGAGATAGGAACCATCACTAAAATTACTGACGAGGATAAAATATTTTACTTCACAGCAGAAGATGCTGATGGAAGAGAGATTAATTTAGACGGATTTGAAACTTTAGGTGATGCTAAAAAAGCTATTGCTGATAGTTGGAATAAGATTCAAAAGAAAGAGTTTGACAAGGTTGCTAAGAAAAAAGCAAAAGATAAAGCTAAGGCTGAAGCTAAAAAAGCTAAAGCTAAAGCTAAAACTAAGTCTGAGCCAACAGTTGAAGAGGTTACAGAAGATGTTGAAGGAACACTTGATGAATTACTTGCATTAGACCCTAATGATAAGACCACAGGACAAAAAATATCTGCTGCTCTTGAACAAGCACTTAAAGATATTGAGAAGTTTGAAAGAGAGAACCTTGGTGTGAACATTGCACTTCCTGCAATGAAAGCTATTATTAAAGCTGTAAAAGCATTAGTTGATGTTGGTGTAGCATTACAAGAAGCTATTAAAAGAGTTGCTAAAGATAACAATGTAAACAGCCGTGATGTCATCAATGGTATTAATGCTGTTACTCAGATTGCTCCTATTCAGGTGGAGTATGACGCACTTATGGTTAAGGCTGACGAGTTAATTGCTCGTCAAAAAACAAGAGGTATTGCTGAGGCTAAGATTATATCTAACTTGGATACCTTCATCAGAAAATCGGATGTATATAAGAATGCAAATGATTCACAGAAAAAAATAATGGAGCGTGAAGCAAGAACCAAAATGGGAGCAGGACCTAAACGTGCTGTATCTATTGGTCGTGTTCTTGGTGCATTAAAAGATATTACCAATATCACAAGAGCAGAAAAGATGCTTGTTATTAAACGTATCAGAGACTTATCAAGAGATGCCGCTAAAGATATAGCAAAAGAGATTAGGGAGATGGCTTCTACCGGTAAGATTACAGCCGTTCAAGCAGCAAATATCGTATCAAGATTTGGTAAGGTAAATATGCTAAATGAAGTTTCAGTATCCAACTTTGTTGACTATATGGCTAAGGTATTTGCTAACGCAGAATATGCCAACAAAATTGACGTAGCTAAGAGCAAACTTAAAGCAGCTAAGAAGAACATCGTTACCAAGATTGGTATAGCTGATGGATTAGTTGGAGATTTAAATAGATTGTTTTCTATGAATCCAACACTTATCCCTGACCAATATCTTGAGCGTTATTTAGAATTGGTTGATATGTTCTCTGCAAGACAAGCTGTTCTTAACCTTGAAGAGAAGTCAGTAGTAACAAAAGACGTTAACGATATACTTGATGAGATTGACGCAGAACAGTCAAAAGCTGACGAGTTAGCTGACAAGTTTAATTACTCAGAGAATAAGGTATTCAAGGATGATAAGTTAGACTATGCAGCATCTATTAAGAAGATGCTTGACGAGAAAGAGATTGATGAGAAACAAGCCGATGTAATGCGTAAGTATAAAGAGGACATCGCTCCTCAAGTTGAAGAGACTGAATTAACAGAAGCGGAGGCAGAGCAAGAAAAAAATGAACTTGTATCTGTTGTTAAAAAATCTCGTATTGATGGCTCTGAATTACCAAGCAAAGACGAAAGAGATAAATCAAAACAGTTAGCTAAGCTAATTAATACTGATGCTGTAAACGGCTTGACTAATACTGAACTTAAGAATCTACTTAAAGTAATTGATAATATCAATAACAATTATTTCCCTCATTACGCAGAGTTAATGATAGAAAAACTGAATGCTAAAAACAAAGCAGTTGGATATGAAAACGCTGTAGTAAAAGGTAAAATGGCTAAGTTCTCTAAGTTGTACTCAAATGCTAAGGCAGTTGTTGCAATGCAGGGAAGAACAGGAGTATCTGAAATGATTAGAAGAAACCCTTTGTTTTACATTGACCAATTGTTTGGCAACTTTAAAACAAAAGAAATATTTGATTCTATTTTTGAAGACTCTGCAAAAGCTGCGGCTATATTCAAAACTGAATTAAGTAGGGTTCAAAACATATTAGAAAATGCTGAGCAAAAAGTAGCCAAGTCATTTAAACTTGATTCAAATAAGACAACAATGTCTAAATTCAAGATGATGACATATATGGTTCAACTTGAGTATGATTCAAATAAAGGGAACAAACAAGTTAATCCTGCTGCTGATTACTTAAAGGCAACCATTAAGCATATTGATGCAGGTAAGTCTCAATTTGGAGAGCGTGACGCTGAGATGTTACAAGATATACTTAATACATACGCTGATGCTGATGGCAACATTGACAACGAGAAGTTATATAAGTCGTTCAATCAAGCAGAGAAAGATGCCATCAATGATATTCGTGGTATTAACGAGTCTTTGAGAGAGAAGGCTGAGTTTACTGCAGCTATTATTCGTGGTGATAGGATTAACCCACTCAACAACTATGTTCACTTGAACGTATTGCACGAGTATCAGCCTAATGATTTAACTACAGGTAGTGCATTTGTAAGCGAATATAACAATTCATTAAGACCATCTACAAAAGCAAAATCTTTAATTGCGAGAACCGGCAAGGTATCTCCATTAAACTTTAATGTATTCTCAAGTGCAGAGCGTGGTGCCAAGTTTGTATTAATGGATTACAATCTAACAGAACCGATTCGTACTGCACGTAAAACAATTAATGAAACGACTAAAAACTTAGAAGAAAAGGGGAGGATACCTAAAGAACAAAGACAGATACTCAATGCAGTTAATAATGCATTTGAAGAATCAGTTGAGGGATTATTGACAAATTCATTTACTCAAGATTCTTTATTGGATATGGCATCTGATTACCTTAGCAAGCAAGGTTACCGTGCTGTTCTTGCGGGTACAAGCAGATTTGTATCTGAACTTAGTTCAAACATTGGATTTGCTGTTATCAGTGACCCTAAGGCTATGGAAACTGCATTTAAAGATAGAGGTATTATTATGTCTGCTGATGCTCCTGTTATTATGGAGAATTTAAAAAGTAAGCAGACAAGCAGAATATTCCCTACTGATGCGTTATCAGGTAGATTAGTAGATGCGTCAATACTTAGTCAAGCAAGTGGTATAAAAGGAGGTAAGGCGAAGAATATTGTTGCTAATAAAATTCAACAGATTTATAACTTGTCAGGAAAGAAATTTGTAAATACAGTTGAATTAATTGCTGATACTTTAATCTCTACTCCGGATAAAGCTACAATGCGTCCTATGTGGTTTGGCTCATTCGCTAATGAGTTCAAAACTATTACAGGTAAGGATGTTGACTTTGATAAGATTGCAGCCAATGACGAGACTTATATGGCTGATAATAAGGAGGCTCTTGATAAGGCTACTAAAAAAGCTGATGAAAGGTCTGTAATGATTGGTGCTACAGATAATCCATTTATGGGAATATTGAAGGGTACTATAAAACCTGAGCAGAAACCTTTACTTAGAGCATTTAATAACTTCAATAACTTTATGACTAAGTTCTTAATTTTTGAATATGTTACCGCACGTACAGCCGTTAACGCTGCATTAGGTAATGGTTCATTGACTAAGAAGCAAGGTGCTGCAGTTCTTGCTGCTGTTACCACTCGTATGGTTGTATATGGTCTTCTTATTCAGATGATGGGGAATGGTCTTATGGGGTTATTCTTTGATGATGATGAACCGGAAACAGAAAAGTCATTCCTTCAGAAACTTGGGCAAGCATTTGCTTCTGCATTCTCTTCTTTATTAATTGGTAGAGATTTTGGTAACGCAGTAAAAAGTATATTAAATTATGGTGTAGAGGAAGCTAACGAAGAGTTCCTTGATTTTTTAAGAGAAGGAGAATACGACCCGTATAAGGATGGTATTGCTAACACATTAATACCAAGAGATGATTCAAGAGATACCGATTTAGGGAAACTACTTATGAATGCCGGTGGTGCTTATACCCCTGCTTTAAATACTGCTGCGTTTATATATAAAAAAGCAACAGAGAAACCAAAGAAAAAGGAGGATGCTATTGCAAGAAGAGAGAAAGAATTAAATGTTCGTCTTCCATTAGAGGTATTAGGTAACTTAGGTCTTGTTCCATTGTACAAAGATATTCGCAAGGCTGTAATGAAAGATATATACAAAGACCTTGAAAAAGCGGAGAAGACTTCAGGAGATAAAAAGAAGGCAAATGATGAGAAGCTACAAGGTTATGAGAATAGTGAAGATATGAAACGCTATAACCCTGAGCTTTGGAATAAAACATTTGGTCCTGATGCTCCTGACTACGATGAGCAACAAGCAAAAAGAACACTTAAGAAGTCGGCTGATAGCTTAGAGAGAGCAATGAAAGATGAGATGTATCAATATACCCCAAAGCCTAAGAAAAGCAAAGGAGGATTTGGCTCAGAAGGATTTGGAGGTACAACTAAAAAGAAAAGCAAAGATGGTTTTGGGTCTGATAAATTCGGTCAGTAATTAAACATACCTAACGTACTTTAGTTCCTTCTGCTTATCATAGTAGACCATCATCTCATTATCATTAGATGAACCATCACGGGGAGGGCGACCTCCCCATTTAATCTCTCCATAAAGTTTATTGGCTTTGCCATAGATAATGCCATCGTCACACGCCCATATAAGCACCGGTGTAATTCTCTTGTCAATTAGTTTAACTAATTTTTTAGCAGCGAGTGGTAATGGGTACGCTGCACGTATTGTTCTGATACGACCTTTAACCTCAGCGTAAGCAATAAGGTTCTTGTCTTTGTCAAATACCTTGTAGTCTATATCGTGTGGGTCTAACTTTTTGTATGAGCCTCCGAAGATGCTAACGAATAATTCAATTGCTTTCTTCTCTCTGATTAAGTCCACCTCTGTTTCAAAAGTCATCGTCTTCTAATGATTTTAATATTAGTCGCAGGTCTACAACAAGATTTCTTATGTCTCGTTCTGCGGGGACAAAGTCCCTGTCCACGAGATTCTCGTAGATGTTTGCCAACAACAAGTGTTGTTCGTTTATTCTAAAGGCGATACGCTCTGCTCGAGCGTTCTCTATGTTGTTGTCCATTCTTGGATTCGCATAAGCGTTTTAACAAAATTAGTTTTTTTAACGTACATCTGTATCAATTTCGGGTATGATGATTAATTCATATCTACATATCCCATTTGGTTTTATTTCAGCGTTCCATATTCTTAGTACTCTTCTTCTTGCATAAATGTCATTAAAACGGTATTCCCTAATAACTCTTTCATCTTTAATCAGTTGCATCGTTCCCTTTATCCGGTACCATTCCTTTGCTCTTTTCATTCGTTTCTTTTTTGGGTTCTCTAAATACCTCAACCTTTACTCCGTGGTTTTGAAGTTCTTTTAATCTATATTCTTGTAACTTAGACAACTTGCCGTTGGTTGCCTTGACCTCAATAAATATAACGTCACTGTCTCTTGGTATGGCAAGCAAGTCCGGTATCCCGTTCTTGTTAGTCATTGTGAGCTTAATAACGTAGTATCCCTGAGCCTCTAACTCTTTAATTTTCTTGGCTTGTACTTGCTGTTCTTTCATTCGTTTGTTTTAATAAGTCTTTAATAGAAAGACTAACGTGATTGCATTCCTCAATAAATGCAATTAACTTTTCTAATTCATCCTGCGTAAAGGCGAACCTATTGGCTAAGAAGAACTCGTAAGGCATACAGCTTTCGTCAAGGTCAATCTCCTCCAACTGCACTGCCAAAGTTTTCTGTGGGAGAACTATTAGCGTGAAGATGATGGTGTACTCTTGTCCTTCTTTAAGCCATTTGCTCTGTGGTATTTTGCTCGGACGATTCTTGTCGTTGATGCAGATACATTTTACCATTTTCAATTAGTGTTTGTTTGTTTGCTAATAACCAATCTATAAAGTCATTCTGATTAAGTGATTCTAATGCTTTAAATATTTCTTCTACCGGTGTCATAAATAAAAATCTTGTTTAAAATGATTCACTGTGTAGTCTTTCTTCTTTGTGACAGCCTTGTATATGTCGTGCTCAATACCTCCCTTAGAGAAAATCCAATATACTTGATTCTCGAGGCGTTCCTTTGTCGTCATCCGGTCTTTGCTCTGCCAATAACTCGTAGCACTAAAATCAATGTTGTAGTAAACCAAGTACTCAGCCTGTCTTAAACTGATTCCCTCACGTCCGCTTACAATCTGCAATGCTATGTTCTTATTGGTGTCTTCAAAGACACTTAGCTCAGAGGTTAAGTCATCACCAAATACCTGCTTGAGTGCGTTGTACTCTTCTTTGAACTTGTAGAAGATTCCAATCTTACAGCCTTCAAACTGCTCTTTGATAAACTCAGCCTTACTTAGGTCAAGTATCATACTATTGCCGCTCTCAAATTTAATCGTGCCGCTACTTAACTGATGCACCTTCATCATCAACTTAACGGGAGTGTCTGCCAAAATTATTTCTTCTTTTCCTTCTATCACCAATTCCTTCTTTAATTTTTTTATCATCGCATAAGTCGATGGCTTCATCTCTACCTCCAATATCTCTTCTTTGGTCTCAGCCATAAAGCCTGCCTCCTGCTGTGTGTAGTTAATGGTATAGGGCTCCATCTCTTTGAGTATGGTATCAAGTCCACCACTATAATCATTAACGAATAGTCCGTTAATCTTACGCTGTTTTATTTTAACATACTTGTCGCAGAACCTATAGAAGTTCTTAAACTCTTTGAAAGGGTTATTAGGTATTGCATATACCTGATGGTACATCTGCGAGTACGACTCAGGTGTTGGTGTACCACTAAGTAGTATTACCATTGGTCTGTATTTCTTAATCACTTGTGCAACCAACTCTGCACGTCCACTTGCCTTGGGGAAAGCTCCCATCCCGTGTGCCTCATCGCAAATAATCAAGTCCCACCTCTGCTCATCCATCACAGTGTGGAGGCTCTCGTAGTTAATGACCTGCATATAATACGAAGGGCTAAGCATTGAGTAGTCATCTGATATAGTGCTAAGTGCTTTCTTCTTGGTAACAAACAAAACATTCTTTGCGTGCACACGCTCAGCTATACCAAAACTTGTTAGGGTTTTTCCGGTACGAACCTCCATTGCCAAATAAAGAAAGCGATGCTTTGAAAGTATCTGCTGACCTTTCTCAATAATGTCAATCTGATAGTCCCTGTAATTAAATCCTTGCTTGTCCTCCATCTCGTATAAGTTTTTATAGTACTCACAGCTGCTGACAATCTTTTCTACAACGTGCTTCTCAGTGCTGTATTTAGGAACTTTGATTATCTCTACCTGTTTGCCTCTGCCTACCTTTACATCTTTAGACTGAGTGATTACACGTTTTAGAATCTCGCAGTATTCCCACATTGCCTTGTTGCTGTATGCCGGTAGTCTTTCAATCATTTTCTTAATCGTTTACTACAAGTGCCACAGAACATTGTCCTGCTGTACTCTGTTATCACAGGCTGAGGACATTCGCATCCGTCAACAATACGTGTGCCGTCATCATTAAAGTTTAAGGCAATGTATTCCATCAGGTCTACACAGTACTCAAACATCTCAAATGATTTGAAGTAGTCCATCATAAGTTGAATCAACTGAAGCGGCACCTCCTCATCAGGAACGTGAGCAAATAAACTCACCTCTGACATTGCAATCTGCTCAAACGTATTTTTCTCCGTAATTACATTGAATGAATTAATCATTCCTACGTGTATCATCTGTTCTTGTGTCATTTGTCTTGGTTTAAAAAGGTGCTTCTTCAAGCCCCTCAGGTTTGCTTTTAATGATTATCCATCTACCTTGTTGGTCTCTGTCCTCCTGTGGCATCACTCCTTCCTTATAAATACCGTAAGCGATAAGCCATTTGTAGAACTTGGTTCTACTAACGCTCATCCTACCTCTCGGTCCATAGTCAGGATATTCATCAATGAAGTTAGAATACAACTCGTTCTTGTAAAGTCTCGTGTCAGGTTGCAACATCACCTCTCTGTTATGGTGCGTATCTACAAGACCACACCACTCAATAAACTCGTGGCAAGTCTCTGCTGATAACTGACGAATCTTAAGGTTGACAAACTTACTCTTCACAAGTCCTGTTCTCAAGTAGTTGGTCAAACATCCAATCATATAGTTATCGAACTCACACCAATCATCATCGTTCCAATCTCCAAACATCAACTTGCCAAACTCATCAAGTGGCGTAAACTCTTTGGTATAATACTGATGCAACTCCAACTCCCACTTTCTTCTTGCAAACGAATTACCTGCACCCTTTATTGCATAGTTCGTAGTGATGGCAATCTTCGGAGACCTGCTGAATGGTATCTTAATTGCATCTTTATTCTTTTTCTCAAGTGTCAGACCTTCGGTCACGACACTGAACAAACGCTCAAAGTCAAAATGCTTTCTCACGTCATCAAAGCAAAGTATCTGCGTGTCTGCTGACACCAACTGATAAGCGAAGCTACGCTCGAAAGCAAATGACTTACCATCAATCACAACAAGTTTCTTCATCTTACTCAGTGCACTCATCAAAAGTCCTTTACCTGTTCCCCCCTCAGGGTTGTCACTGATAACCTCATCGTTCAAAATCACAGCCGGACAGAATGATAGGTTCTTATATCCGTGTAGTAGGAATCCAATCGTACTCTCCATTGCTCTAACTCTGTGCACATCTCCACCATTGATATTGCTCACAAACTTTTTGAAGTCGCATTTCTCTGTCACGCTACACAGGTTGAAGTTCCTGTCTATCACGTGGTCTTTCCACACGTACCCTCCTAAGTCCAAGTAGTCAAGCGTTGTCACACCTTCTTTGCTAATCTTAATCGCACAATTCTTGTAGTACAAGTATGATGAGTCTTTGCTGTCGGCAATGAAGTAAATCTCAATCGTTGACAGAAGTGATAAGAACTCTTCTTTGAAGAAGCGTGTGTTATCAGCGAAGTAATTGTACACGCCAATGTCATCTAACTCCAACAAGTGCGTAAGCACGAAGTCCTTAATCTCTTTCTCACTCGTATGGTCAATCAAGTTATTGGTAACCTTTACAAAGATGTAGTTCTTTCCCCCCTCAGGGCAATACTTGTAGAAGCCATTGTCCTCCAAGAACTGCTTGAACTGTACGTGTACTACTTTGATGACTCCTCTATCGTTTCTGTCCCAAAAGGTTTGCATTGCATTCTCTTCTTCAACCTTGTTAAGCACCGAGTCGATAGTCTCGCTGTCCAAATTGGAATCTTGCAGTTGGATGCGAATCTCTTTTTTTGATACACCTCTCCTTAGCTTTGCTTTGATGGTATTGATACGCTCCTCATCCTCGTAGTACTTAATTCCGAAGTTCGCAGTATGTCTGTACGCAGAGTCAATGGTCGTTCCAATCTCCCTAAGCGTAAAGTCTTCCGTTGCAAACTGATTTATTACATAAGAAGCAAGACTCTTGTTTACACCAAAGTCATTGAACGCCATCGCAAGTACATACGCATTCTGATTACGTTGTCCCTCGTGCATTGGATACTTTTTCTCCCACCACTTTACAAGTATCTCAACAATCTTATTTTCATCTGTAATTGGTATCGTTGCCTTGTCTCTTGTCTTACTGACCTCAGTGTACTCAGGCTCCTCAATCTTATCCCAAATGCTACTATTCTCATTAATCGCAATTAGAGGGTCATAGGACTCGTAACACACTCGACTGAGGTTCTTGCTCGTCTTGTCGAAATAAGGCGAATTAAAGTACTTTTCTAACGAATTGAAGTACATTGTATGGTTCTCTGCATCTGCCGGTATCTTAACCAACACCTTTAGACCATTACCCGAAGGGGAAATGAATACTGAATACACGTACTTGTTCTTTGATAAGTTCTCCTTGTCTTGCAATAACTCCTTTTGCTTCGTGTAGCCATCGAAGTCCAAGCATATCAATCCCGAATGCTCAATGAGTGAGGCATCTGTTCTCTTATTGAACGTACCACTGAAACATATCGCAGGCAACTGCTTCTTTAGTTCCTGTCTCTCAGGTTTATTTTTTTCTAATCTTATTTTCTTTACCAAATCCTTAGTAGCACCGGCTCCGTCCTTGATTCTATCAAGGATTACGTGTACGTCACGGAAGAATGGAGTGTCAGTATCTCTAATGTTTTGGAATATCGTCACGTTATGTGCCATAGTATGTCGGTTTTATGTCGTTTTTATGTAGCTAACTATCTGATTATTAGAACTAATGTCGATAATGTCAATTTTTTATTCAAAACGTATTTAAAAAAAATAAGAAGAATAGAAAAACACATATAGAGAATATAGGGAAAACACATTGACATTTTCGTCACGTCATAGAGGTAAAAAAAGGGGAAGTTTTCACTCCCCCAATTTTTGTTCTCTAATGGGTGTTAATTCTAAAATGGAAGTTCGCCATCTTCATCTTCTGCAACCTCAGGTTCAGGTGCCTTTTGCTTAGGCGTTGCCTGTTTCTCTGATTGTGGTTTCATACCACTCTGAGCAGTCGGCTCATAGGTATCTAACTCAACATAATGATTGCCACTGCGTGCAGTCTTTATGTTAAGGTTTACCCATCCGCCTTTCTCGTGCTGTCTGATGAAGGCGACTGCCTCATCTACTTTCATTGATAATCTCCCAACTACAAAGTCAGGGGCTTTTTCGTTTCTCTTAAATGAGAATCCGTCTGCAAAGATTTTTTCGTCTTGTGCCATTGTTCTTGAATTTATTTGTTGCCTCAGTCTGTTTATACCAACCATCAACCTCTGAGGCTAAGCTGATGATTAGTTGGAGTCAGAACAGGAGTCGAACCTGTATCATAGTATCCCTATGCTTTACCTGTATGCACTTACTTATGCATCTCTTAAGCGACCTGACTCTTTGTGTCTTTGAAGACACTTGCTTCGGGGGGAGCAAAAATATTATAAAAGATATTCGTCAATGTAATAGTTGACTATGTCATCTGATGGCGTAGAACTAAAGTACTTGTTATATACCTCAATGGCTCTGCCAACTTTGATTTCGCCACCTTTTACAAAGTCTTCTGTTGGTCTAAAGATACCAAGAACTCCGGTGCCTTTGTCTATCACGTAGAAGACTAATGGCTTACCAAACAACTCCTGATAAATGTAGCACTGACTATCGTAGTTATACGACTTAGCACTGTACTTGAACTTATGAATGTCACTCGTGGTCTTAAGGTCAATCACCGCATTGTCCGTAACAATATCAGCCTTCCCTTTCCACATCATTCCCTGAATTAATCCAACTGCCGGAGTCTCGTACTGATTACCTGCTTTGTAAATCTCATCATAGAACGCAATGTTTCCATTGATAATGTTTACAAGGTTTTGAATCTCCTCCTGCTCCTTCTTTAGCATACAGAACGGTAGATTGTTCTCTTCACAAAAGTCTTTGTAGGCTTTAGTTGTACGTGTAGTAACATCTACCGACAACATCAACTCAGCCTTCTCAGGCTCCAAGATTAACTGATGAAAATATCTGCCATCCATAAATGCTTTGTTATCCTCACGGGTCTTGCCAAAGTCCTGAGGATTATTAAGCAATACGCCTATGTCTGAATTGGATAGGTATAGTTTCCCTACACCATTGTAGTACTCGTTGTCGTCACGTAGTTTTTTTATTATCTCTTCCATTACTCAGCGTTTAAAAGGTTAGCGATTTCTTTCTTTAATGCAGGGCTCACCTTGTACTTGCGTGTGATTTGTGCACCAATCTTCTCGATACCCAAAGACTTGTTAGCCGTTACGTATTTGATAACTGCATCCCAATTCTCTGTGCCTTTCTTCAAGTCAGGTAATACATCTCCAACTGCCGGAGCAGTCTTCTTAGGAGCCTCAGCCTTTACAGGTGCAGTCTCGTTCTCAGGTAAATCCTCTCCTGCATAAATATAAATCCCTAATCCAAACATAGCTAAGTTCTTAACCAAGCAACGCATAATGGTTTTGTTAATGTCGAACGTAGTCGCAGCCTCAACTTTCTTGTCGCCAAAGCGTGTGCTATAGCTATACTCAGTCTTCTTCATTGATTTGTTCTTGCCATCCATTACAGGCAACCACATCTCAAGCGTCTCGCCTTCGATGGTTACGGTAGTGTGACACATAAACCCAAGAGCATCGTCATACTCAGTCTCTAAGATTTTGTACGTGGCATCAGGGCACTCAGTCTTTGTCTTTGACCAAGCCCAAGCCCAAGATAAATAAGTTAAATTGTCTTTCTTTTCAACGTGGTCGTTCACATTGATGGCAGATAGCCTCTCGAAAACTGTCTTTTTGTTTTCCATTTGATTTGATTTGATTGATTGATTTGATTAAATAAAAACTGCTCTCTCTACATCCTTGACAATGGATACGTAGTCCTTGTCTTCTGCTATCTTCTTCTCTACCTCAGAGATTCCGTGGATGATTGATGAGTGCTTAATATCGTAGCCCGCCTCATTCATATACTTTTGAATGTATGTGATTTGCATAGGTCTCTTTGCACATAAGTAATATACCAAGTGACGTGCGTCTACTAACTCTCTCTTCTTTGATTTGGAGAATATATTCTCCTTGCTTACCCCGAACAAGTCGGCAACCCTTTCTACATATTGGTTAAATACATCGTGCTTCATAACTCTTTTTTGATTTGACAACAAATATAGGAAATATGTTCATACATCGTTCATTTATTTGCTAATATTTTTTATATAAAACCATCCCTCTGCCTCATCCAATGAGATACTTTTAAATCCTTCGTCCACCATAAACTGACCTGATTTCAATACCTGAATGATATGACCGCCAATGTACTGAACAACGTCAGTGCAGTCTTCGTGGAGAATAACCTCCGGATTCTTCTCGAGATAGGCATCTCTGTTTGTAAATCTTCCCGTGTTGCTAAAGTCTTCTAATGTAATGTTACTTGCCATTTGATTAAAGTTTATGGGAGCACAAGGCTCCCGTTAATTAGATTAAATTCTGTACAAAGATAGTACAATTTATTTATAAAACAATAGGTCTGTATATTTCACGTAAACAAAACCATCGTGGATGATTTTGTCTGCATTGTCCCAAGACTCTTTCGTGATGATATGACCCTCAGGAAAGTTTGGATTTGCTTCCAACTCCTGAATTAATAAGGACGCTTGCTCCTGCAACATCCTTAGTCTGTCGATTAATGTTTGTTCCTTATCCATAAACCACCTCCCCCATAGTTAGATATTGAAATACTACATCTGCTGAACCGGCATCGCCTTCCTGACGCATATGTCTTTCCAACGCCCATCTCTCATTGCTATCTGATAGCAACTGAAGACGTGCCTGCATTGTTCCACGTGTAATAACGCCAATTACTTCGTCCTCATTCTCTGCATCATTGATGGCTATCTTCACATCGTGGTCTAAGATTGCCTTTACTATAGCTGTGCTGAGGTATGGGTCTTCGCTCTTAGGAACAGCCTTCCTGATGGCTGCTACTGATTCGTCAGGTAAGTAGTACCAATAGTTACTGCCACCTTCTAATGCTGTTACAAAAATGTCTTCTAAGACTTCTCTGCTTACTCCTTGAATGATTTTGATTTCCATTTGATTATTGATTTTGATTTTTACGAATTTCTAATGAGTCACACGCATCGTCAATGGCGAACCATATTTGTTGCATTGTAGCATCATTGGTTAGAGCCATCTCAAGAACCTGCTGTGCTTGTTCTTGTGTGCAATTGTAATTCTCTGTAACGTCATCTGTCGTCCAAAGATTGTCTACAAAATATCCTTTGCTTCTGAGCAACGCTCGTGCTTCAAGGACATCTTTCATTTTTTTCTTTGCCTCAATTAACTGACCTCTTAGGTAGTCGATTTCAAGATTGGCGGAGGCAACCGCACTCATCTCATAGTGATTCTTTGACATACTGATTTGATTTGATTATAGATTAATTTGATTAATGATAAGATTTCAACTGCTACTAATAAAGTCAACGCCAATGGTAATGATATAACAAAGAACCACACCAAATGAAATGACAGATAAGCAACAGCTTTGGCTATTTTAAAAAATGATTTCTTCTGTGTCGCCATTGTCTGTAAGTATTACTGATTTAGGATAAGCATCTCTGAGTACTTGTACGTAGTCATCATTGCTGAATACAAAGTCGCCATCCCTTTCTTCATCAACCATAGGCTGAATGACAGAACGGATTTGCTTCTCACTTAATTGTGTGGCAAGGATAAAACTTTCTTCCTCCCAAGCCGAGGTTTTGATTTTGAAAATGTTCATCTTCATTTTTGATTTTGACTTTTTAAAATTTGTGCGACCTTGCGTCTCACGATTATTTTCATTGACTTGTAAGTTACATACGCTCCGATAAAACATCCTGCCATTGCACTTACAAAACAACTCAGGACTAAGATAAAATAATTCATAGACATTTAAGTTAAGTGGTTTCCGTTTCGCTCTCTCGAGCTCATCAGTCAGGACACACATCCTGAGACGGAGGGCAGTGTCTTTGAAGACACCACCCTACTACCAAGGCTAAGGTCTAAATCGCAGTACCTCATCCTCAGCAAACCACCCATCGCAACCACAACAATGGTAGTTCGCAAAGCCATCGTGCTCTAAATCGTGAAAACAATCTACACAAATGGGCTTCTCATTTACTATATCAAAACCACAATCTTCACAATCATCCTCGAATATATCGAGCAAACTTAACTGCCTGTCAGCATATTTACTGAACACCTTCTCACTCTCCTTCTCATCCTCCTCCTCGTACCACTTTACTTTGTTAGGCAACTGAGTGTATGTCTTATGCAACTCGTGACCCTTCTCGTTCTCTCTGATATTAAAGTATATCCAACAGGTAAGTGTCTTGTCCTTCATTTTTATCTCAATCTGCTTGCGTCTGTACCAATTAGGATGACCTTCCAACCTGTCAAGCTGTGCCAATATTCCACCGCTCACCTTGAACACGTCCACCTCCACATTGTGCCCCACTCCCTTTTTCTCAATCAAGTATGGCAAACCCTGAATGACAAGCGGATACTTATCTTTGGTCTCACCTTTGCCCAAGTGCTTTGAACTTGTCAGGTAGTGATTATAATTGCTGTAACCTTTTTTCAACGTGCCATACACAGCAACTAAATTGTCCTCAAGCACATTGTCCTTGCTGTACCATACGCCATCCTTCTGAATCCATAAGTCTTTATTGTACACCTGATACGTTCTGCTGTGCGTGTTAATGGTCACGAACCTGCACTCGTACTGCTCCAACTCCTTCTTCCACTTGTGACGTGGTATCTCACCCAAGTTCTCTGCCAATACTCTCGAGTCACTCTTCTTGAAATTGCCAAGGGCTCTGATAGTCCCGTTCATCATAAGCCACTCTTGTTTGTTACTCCCGCATCTGAATGGGTGCGTGTTCTCCTTGTTGATAGCCCCAACTGTAGCATATCTAAAGTGAGCAATGAATGGTCTTTTCGTATCCAATACCTTGTACTCTGCTGATTTGTGATAGGTAACCTCGAACGTGTCGAGCCAAATAATTCCCAACCCGTGCGGATTGATTCGTGCTGAGGTCTTCGCAACCTCCTGAGGGACTTTCTTCCCTTTCTGCTTGATAATGATTACACACATAAGCTAAATTTGTTTGTGGGCAGTGTCTTTGAAGACACAGAACCCGATGATTGAACTAATATTGAACGAAGATACGACATAATTTAGACATAGCCAAATTTATTTTCTAATAAACTTTCTTTGCCTTGAATTTTGTACGCTCTAAATGGGGTCTCTCCCCAATGAATTTGTAGTACGCTTTGTCAATAGCCTCCCACTTAGTGTGGGCGACTACTGACCATACGCATACTTGACCATAAAAGATTTTGAAATAATGTTGACTTTCCATATTGATTTGATTTTAGAATGGACGATTACCAACTATGCAAGTCTGCTTTGTTGGTCTCCTGTAATGACTGATTTTATACTCAACACTACACGAACTAAGAAACGATACGATTAAGATTACTGATAGAACTTTCATTTGATTTGATTTAAGTTCTCTCATCCCAAAGGGATGCGAGTATTTTTAATAATCATCTTCCAACCTTTCACCTGCATAGGACTCATCGAAGTACCTATCCTTCCTGTACGGATACTTGTCACTCTCGTAACAATCTCCACACCAATGCCCTGTGCTGTACCCATAGGCGTCACTCTCTTCGCTAACGTTTGCCTTAGTACCACAGCCCCTGCAAGGGACTAAGTTCTCATTGCAACGCTCACATAGATTCCCGTCAAACCACATATCGTGGCGACCTTGGGAGCACCCACATTCTGAGCACTCCCATACATCATTTGCTCTTGTCATTTTACTTTCTTTTTGATACGTGATAGATTCTGATTCCGTCCTCGATTTTCATATCAATGGGGTAAACGTCCACCAATACATTGAGGTAGTACTTGTACTCTTCCAACTTATCTGCCGGTAAGTAAAGAAGTCTGTCGATTACGTCCTGAATAGTTTCATTACGCTGTCTTTCAATTGTCATTTGTTCTTGAGTCATTTGAATTTGATTTAAGTGGTTTCCGTTTCGTCCTTTGGGACTCATCAGCCTGAGCAACACACTCAGGGACGGAGTGTCTTTGAAGACACCCCCACTTTTACACAAGGCTATAACTCTCACATAAGATTGAACTCGCTCTCACTACGTCCTCAGGTCGTACCACTACGAAGTAGTTAGGTCGATATATACCCTCAGTATCCGATTCCATTCTCCTTGTTGGTATCCCTTCCCCGTTTAGCATTGCCTCCACAGGCTCAAGGTTTACCTCCACCAATGTTTGGTAGATTGAATAAACAGGTCGGCTGTAGCCCTCGTTAGTCCATTCACTCGTTACGTCAAACTCAGGCTCCTGCTCATTCTCCTCAGGTACTGAGCCACCATCCACGTACTCAATGCCATCATTCCAAGCATCCACGTTGACCCATCTGCCATCCCACACCCTGTCATTCAATAACCAAACACCACTACGCTGTACCACATTGACACCGCTCAAGCCATTGAGCCTCTCCTTTGTGGTTTTGCTATCCCATCCCCCATTGCTCACCCATAAGCCATCCCTTCTGATTTCAGCTATCTTGTTACCGAATAGCCATAGGCTCTCGCCATTTGTACGGCTGTTACCAATTGTAAGTGAACGGCTGTTCTGAAAAGCGTTCACGATGTCTCTTGTTATCTGTCTCATTGTCAATAGATTTTAATGATTACTTAATGATTTTCTTTAGCTCCTTCTCAAGCCACTGCATAGACACAGCGACTAAAAGGATTGACACGATTAGCATCGGGATGGTGATGCCCATCGGCACGTCAAGGTCATAAATTGATTGAATGGCTACCATCGACCCGAATAGACCTGCGCTGAATAGCACTGCGATTTTTGTGATTACTGACTTTTTCATTTGATTTGATTTTTAAATGGTTTACAATTGAACGCCTAAAACTTCTTTTAAAGATTTTGAAATAAATTCGTGATTTCTGCTGAATCTATCTTTGATAGTTATTCTGCCAATTTTTAAAGTCCACGTCCCATCTGAAAATTTTGTGATGGTTGACACAGGCGCTGTTTCATCAGGAATAAATACCTGCTGTCTGAATACACCTTGTACTTTCATAGTAAATAAAACATCTTGTCTCATTTGATTTGGTTTTAAATGGTTTCCTGTTTCGTCCTGTTAGACTCATCAGGCAAGGCAAACACCTTGCGACAGGCTGTGTCTTTGAAGACACAGGCTCTTTTTAAAATCTGTGATACATCGACCCTTTTGCATTTGGGAAAACTGACCTGTCGTATTGGTTGTCCTTTACCCATTTGTCGTATCCTTCGAGCAATGCCTTGAACTCTGCCTCGTGGTTTACAGGGTCAAGTTTAACGCACATCAGGTTGCCCTCAATTTTAGAAAATTTGATTTTTGATTCTGTCAGGTAGCAATCCCACACTTTACTAAAATCAAAATAGTAATGCTCTTGAACGTTTTTAAATGTCATTTTATTTGGTTTTGTGGAGGGTTTCAAACCTCCGGTTTAAAATGCTGTTTCGTTCTTTTGAACTCATCAGGCAGGGCAAACACCCTGCGACAGCGGGAGTGTCTTTGAAGACACCCCCTGTCATCCTATCTCAAGTATCTCAAGATGTCTTGATGCACCTCACCTTTCAGGATGTAGACTCTGAATAGCTTTGCAAGTCTTAGAACCTCATTAGCCTTCTCAGTGTCCCCGTTATACATTGACACCACTATAGGCGTGATAGTCTTAAGAAACGCCTCGTGTGACCCATTAGGCTTATTGATGCTGTAGTTTACAAGCTCATAGAATAGCTCATAGCGTCTCATCATTTGTTTCACTGACTCGAAGCGTGATGGTAGTCTAAACTCAAGGCAATTGCCCTTTGCAAGGCTCACCTGATACCTGTCACCTGAAATATCCTGCATCCTGTTGTTTGCATTGCAATATCTGTTTTCAAGTCTATTGCGAAACAGGGCAAAAACGATACCTGCATTTTTACGAACGGCTGCTCTCAATTGCTCACCTGTAAAGCCATCCGCTGCAATGGTGATATGACCGCCACAGCGTCTGTCTGAGGGGCTGTATCTGTCATCAATGATTTTTTCAGCCTTGTGCATTAAGTCGAAAACCTTTGTACGCCATTTCCCTGCAGGTAGTAATGGGAGCACGTGAGTGACAGCCTCATAGCCACAAGACCCGTCACGCTCGAAACCGCAAAAAAGTTCGTATTCCTTCACAGCGTTACGGCTTAGCTGATTTTTTTCGACCTCGAAACCGATTGTGAATTTCGCCTCATAGTCACCGCCCTCAAATTTGATAGCGGTTCTTTGTTCGGCTTTCTTAAGCCCTGCTACGTCTACAGCGTGCTTAGTCTTGTTTAAAAATAGGGGCTGTGGCTTTCTGTGGTAGCTTGAAATTTCGCCCCTGTCTCTTTGTCCTGTGGTAGTGTAAATGATGCCTGTTTGCATAGTAGTAAAATTTTATAGATTAACGATTTTGTAAACTGAAATTTAATACAGCGATTGCCTCACGAATTTGTTCGTCTGTGTTTGTGGTTTTCACTACGCCATTGGCGTCAATTCTCACAGCTACGTTTCCGCTCTCACCCTTGAAAGTGAAAGTGAGGATGGTTTCAACACGTGTCTCAACTTGAGCCTCACCTGTTGTCTCAGCGTCACCCATTTCGCTTTCACCTTCTCCACTTGCTTGAGTGCCTGTTTCCACTTGCTTAGCGAATTTAAGTAAGCCCTCGAGTGAGCGGTTAGGCTCTTGACCCTGAGACTCGACCTCGTCACACTTAGCCTTGAAAGTCTCAATGACCTCAGGCTGTAGCTTACCGGCTTTCACCACTTTGTAGAAAAACGATTTTTGCCATCCAAAAACTTTCTGTCCAATTTCCTCATTCGTCCAACTGATGCCCTCATCATTGCAAACACGTTTGCCCTCCTCAGACCCAAACCACTCAACAGCCTGTGTCACTAACTTAGACAGGGCTAAGGTTTGTTCGAACTTTTTCTTTTTGGCGTTCGTGATAGTTCTTTGAACCGAGCGAATTTCGCTCAAGTTTAACGCTGTCTTGACCTGTGGCAGGTTTAGAAAGCTACTTTCGATTGATAGTAAATTTGTCATTTCGTACATTTTTAGTTGATTAATTGATTAATTCTTTCACAAATGTAGTCGAATACTTTGAACTGCAAAATTTTTTTTAATCTTTTTTTTATTTCAGGCTGAAAATTCTTTGCTGTCAGGCGTTTAGTAATGTACAAAGGGCATACAAAGTTTAGACATACACAGGGCGAGGCAGGGGCTAAGGCATCTCTCTTTGTGCCTTTTCTCTCGTTTTGTGTCTTTGAAGACACAACAAAGGGGCTGAGGTTTCAATACAGCAAAGCAAAGCAGGGGCAATGGATGGGTGATGCAAGGAGGGACGGCAACAGCCGGCACGCAACAGCCGGCAGGGGACGGGTCACGCTACCTGTGACCCATCCACTGCATACAAAGGCAGGGCAAAAAGCTAAAAAGTCTGTGAGGCGTGAGCCGAATTGACCCCCCACCCCTCAAAAAAAAAGTCGTTTCCGGTCCGGGGCAGTCAGCGTCAAACCGCTATATAGCCCCAACACTGAAACTATCTGAAAAAAGTTTTATCTTTACTCTGAAATATTTCGCATTCGTTTTAAAACAATTATTATGAAACTAAAATTTGGAAATTCTGTTTACAAGAAAGACTTGTCAAACAGTATATACCAACAGAGCGGTGCAAACTTCGGTTTGACTGTGAATGGTGGTATGTTGATTAACAATCGTCCTGATGGTCAGACCGGCATCCAACAGGCTGCTGAGGTTAAGAAGGTTATCAAGAAGGCAGAGAAAGTTCAGATGATGTCTGAGGCTGTTTACTTAGGTAACATCAAAGCAGAGATGATGGAAGGTCCTGATATGGACTAATTAAAGTTGCAGTTTCCATCTAAAGATGGTTATTGGTTTAGTAAATAAGGAGGGCTCAATCTTGAGCCTTCTTTTTTTTATACCTATCAATGTCAATATTGACATTTTCATCTTGATTTTATGTCGTTTTTATGTCGATTTTATTTTTATAACTTATTGATTATTAATACTTTATTTCTTTAATGTCGAAAATGTCGATTTTTAAGAGAAAACAATACAGGAAAAAAAATATAAAAGGAGGGAAATATATATAAAGAAGTAGGGAAAATTTTTCTGCATTTGTGACATTTATATGTCACGAAACCACCTAACTCCTTACTACCATTGAGTTACAGCCAATGTCGACTTCTGACAACACCAAAAATAATCGACATAAATTGACATTATCCTTTTAAAAAACGACATCACGCTGCAATTGCAGAGTGCAATCCTCTCACCCTAACGGGTGTATTCTATCTTATGGCATAAAAATATTTCTAAAATAGTGGTTAATATACCATATGTTGACTATATTTGTACATCGTTAATAATTAAATCAAATCAAATGACGGAATTTACAAATTCACAGTATGATGTGAACCCTGTTACAGGAGAAATGCGAAGACAACCAACTTTTGGGGAGCAATTAGTAGGATTAGATTTTAATCCAAGCGGAGACCATAAGGTTGAAAGAGCAAAGAAACTATGTGCTGAGTTAGCAGACTTACTATATCCTGAGTCAAGGACAACATCAACTACAAAAAGGTTGTTGTATGAGCAGGCAATAGGAGAAATCTTAAATGCTCAGATGAACGTAGTAAAAGTTTTAACATTCAAATATTAATCAAATGGTAGAAACATCAGGAATTGGGTACTCACCCAAGGATTTGCAGTTCGGAAGTGAAGGCAGGAAGAAACTTATCAGTGGTGTCGTTAAGATGTCCAAGGCTGTTAAGTCAACACTCGGACCAAGTGGTAACACTGTACTCATTGAGAGTCCACATCACACACACGGCATAACAGTTACTAAGGATGGTGTAACAGTTGCTAAGTCAATTGACCTTATTGACCCATCTGAGAACCTTGCAGTTAAGATGATGAAGGAGGCGGCAGACAAGACAGCTACTTCGGCAGGTGATGGTACGACTACAGCTATTGTTCTTACAGAAGGATTGGTACTTGGAGGACTTGAGCATATCAAAGATGATATGAACAGGACTGAGGTGCTGAGACATATGGTGGACATTAGTAACAAGGTGGTGGATAAGTTAAGACGTAAGGCAAAAAAGGTCAGCAGCACGATGCTATTGGACGTGGCAGCTATCTCAGCTAACAATGACAGAGAGATTGGTCGCATTATTGCGGAGGTTTATAAGGATGTGGGTAAGACCGGCATTGTAACGGTTGAGCGTTCTCAAACAAATGAGACGTATGCAGAGACAACCAAGGGGTTGAAATTTGACAGAGGCTATTTAAGCCCGATGTTTATCAACGATGCCAAAAAAGATGAGTGTGTGTTTGAGGATGTGATGGTATTGGTATGTGATATGGAGATAGCAAACATCTTGCAGATTGAGAATGTGTTGAAACCAATCATTTCAGAAGGCAAGAAGCTACTCATAATCTCTCCGTGTAATAGCAATGTGGTGAATACGCTTGCAGCAAACTCAGTTAAGGGGAACTTGAAAGTGGTAGCTGTGCCTCCGCCAAACTTTGGCTACAAGCAGCACGAGTTGATGCAAGACATTGCGATTAGTGTAGGTGCAACATATTACAGTGAGAAGACGGGTGATGATTTAAGCCATATCAACTACGGAGACTTAGGTCACGCAGGTAAGGTTATCGTGAGTAATGACAAGACTGTTATTATCCGCAGTACAGCCAAGGCTGATGAGAAGTTGGTTGACGAAAGAGTTAAGCAGTTATGGGAGTCGCACAAAGAAGCTACCAAAAAAGGTGACAAAGACTTTTTATTGGAGCGTATTGCCTCACTTACAGGTGGCATAGGTGTGATATTTGTTGGTGGTCAGACTGACCTTGAGCAGAAAGAGTTGTACGACAGGGTTGATGACGCTGTGTGTGCAGTTCGTTCAGCATTAGAAGAGGGTATCTTACCGGGTGCAGGCAAAGCATTACTTGATGAGAGTGCTGAGTTGATGGAGGATGACAATGCAGGTAACAACTACAACGCTGCACTTGGCATTGTTCGTAACGCTCTTATGGCTCCGTTCCAACAAATACTTGCTAACGCAGGATTGAAACCAAGTGATGTCTATAAGGACAGCACTCCGGTTGGTCACGGATACAACCTTAAGACCGGTCAGATGGGTGACTTGATTGAGATGGGTGTTATTGACCCGTTGAAAGTTACAAGGTCAGCGTTGCAGAACGCAGTGAGTGTAGCTGTAACCATCCTAAGTACAAACGCAATTATTACAATGGCTCGTACATATGAGCAGCAGCAGTAAAACATACAATACAGTTGAGGAGTGGAAGGCAGCTTTCACTCACCACTGTGTTATAAAACGTAAAAAACAAATGAAACCAATAGGCAAATACATTATCGTTAAAGACGTTCAGGAGAATGTTAAGACTGAGTCGGGACTAATATTGTCAGGGGAAGATACCAATCAGCTACGCTACAAGCGTGCTGTTGTTATAGCACCCGGAACTGACGTATCAGTAATTGACGAAGATGATGAGTTATACTATGACAAGGCTCATAGTTTTACGATGCTCATAGATGATACGCAGTACACCATTATCTCAGAAAGAGATGTGGTAGTAGTGCTTTAATCTTCAACATCTTCAGCCTTAGGCTTTTTATATTTGTGCGTCTTATTGTAGGCGTTCATCTCAAGAATCATATTTCTGTAAACCTTATCGTTATAAGATACATTTCTTAGAAACATAGGGTTTGCAGACATACTTGTCGGTATTTCCTCCCCATTTAGTTTGCGGTATATATCGAGAACAACTCGATTAGCCTTTTCACCAAGTTGGTATAAGGCTCGGCTATTGCCACGTCTTTTTCTAAAGTGTACAATCCAACCTTCTTTCTGTAGGCGTTTGAACCTACCCACTTCCCAACTTACAAGTTCAGCAAATTTGTCAAAGTCAGCTTGCCCGAAGTATCCTTCTGAGTGTAGAAACAGGATTATATCGAGGTCGGCTTGGCTCAAATTATGCTTTGCCTTCATATAATACCGGATGACTCTCCAAAATTTTAGGTAATCATTTGGTGGTGTTTTCATTTAATTAAATTTTATTACATTTGTAGAGCAAAGTTAATAATTTTATTATGGCAAAGGGAAAAGAAGAAACAAAGAAAGCAACGCTCCAACAACAGTTGGATGCTATTAATTTTAAAAATGCTCAAGCTGAAAAAATAAAAGCTATCCAAGAAGGTAAAGAGAGATTGAAAGATAGATTGGGTAGAAATAAAAAAAGATATATTAGCAGCATTGATGGCATTGGTGGGGCTAATAGACAAGTTAGTGCTGCCGGACGAATCAAAGGATTACAAACTTTATAATATTCACAATTTTAAAAAACAAAAAGATGAAATCAACTCCAAACTTACCGGCATCATCAAGAATGCAAATGCCTTCAGGTGGCGGTCCTCAAATCAAGAATGCACTAAAAGCAAAAGCATTAGCAATGTCTAAAGGTGTACCTTCTAAAGGTGCTAAAGTAGCTGTAAAAGCTGCAGGCGTAGCTAAGAAATTAGTTAAAAAAGCAAAATAAAAAACAATGGCAAAGTCAAAATTAATTGATGAAGTAATTCAAGATGACGTTGTGGTATCTGAAGAAGTAGCTGCTGAAATAAAAAAAGCAGTTGCACCAAAAGATGCATATGCTCTTCCTGAATTAAAGAAGAAAGATATTGTAGAAACTCCGGGTCACGCAAGACGTGATTTCAGAAACTAATTACAATGGCAGACAAGTCAAAGATGCAATGTAACCGTCCTACTGCTTCGGATAGACCGGGGAAGAAGAAGATGGTTAAAGCCTGTTCCGGAGGGGAGGAGAAACTCCTTCACTTCGGAGCAAAAGGTTATGGCAACAACTATTCTGCTGCGGCTCGTAAAAGTTTCAAAGCAAGACATAGCTGTGATACAGCAACTGATAAACTGACTCCAAGGTATTGGGCGTGTAAAAACTTATGGGCAGGTCCCGGCGGTTCAACAACAAGCAATCCAAAAGGTCGCAGAGGCAAATATTAAGATGATACAGCCTCAGCTTTTAGACAAAGGTCAATTGATAAATAGATTGGCATCACAAGTTGGAGACAAGGCAAAAGCAATAGCAATATTGCAAAAGCGTGGTCACTTAGCTGCTGATGGCAAGACATTAACTCCTGAGGGTCAAAGAAGAAATTCAATGACTGCTGCTGAAAGAGCAATGGACAGAGCATCTAAAAGAACCGGCAAACCGGCTAATCATTTTTATTATGACCAATTTAAAAACAATGCTAAATTGTTAAATAAATAATGAAAAACGTAATCAAGAAAGCGGCAAAGTACGAATCAAAGAAGTCATTGGAAGGACCAATGAAATTCTTAAAAGGTAATGTAGCTAAGACAAAGAAGGTAGCAATACCTAAAAATAAAAAGTAAAATGCCAAAGGACGCCTGTTATAAAAAAGTCAAAGCGAGTTACGATGTCTTTCCATCGGCAAGGGCTTCCCAAGCCATTGCTAAATGTAGGAAGAGTTCAGGTAGCGTGCGAAAGACTGAGGCAGGTAGTAGTTTGAAAAGATGGGAGAGAGAAAAGTGGGTAGATACCAAGAGTGGTAAAGCGTGTGGTGCAGGAGGAAGCAATGAATACTGCAGACCAACAAGCAGAGTGTCTTCAAAGACACCAACAACAAAGTCGGAAATAAGTCCTTCTAAACTTGCCGCTAAAAAGGCTGAGAAGTCAAGAGTTGGTATGGGTAGAAGAGTTTCAAATATTTAAAATCTAATCAAATGCAACAGCAACAACCAAACAAAAGTAAAGGTCTTGGCGACACTATTGAAAAAATCACAACTGCTACCGGAATCAAGAAGGTAGTAGAGACTGTAGCGAAAGCAACAGGTAAAGATTGTGGATGTAAAGAACGCAGAGACGCATTAAATAGAGCATTTCCTTATCAAGATAAAAAATAAAAAATATGTCAGTTTTCAAAACAACATTCACAAGAGCATTAGCTGTTATTCCTACGGACAACGCAAATGTGCCATACCCTGCACAAAGTGCAAGCGGAACAAATACATCTATTAGTGTAGCAGCTCTTATAGATAGTTCAGCTACATTTAATACAAAAAATGTTAAGACGGGTGACATCGTGTATAATACTACCGATGGTACTGCAGCAACAGTTCTTACTGTTGTAAGTCAAACATCTTTATTGTTAAATGCTAACATCTTTACTGCAACTGCAAAGACATATGAGGTATATACAGCAAGTCCTCAGACTTCAAATGGTAATCCGGGATGCTTCTTGTACGTAGGCGGTGCAGGTAACGTAAAAGTTACAACCATTGGTCAAGACATAGTTACATTTACTGCAGTTCCTGTAGGAACAGTATTACCTGTACAGGTAGTAAAGGTTCACTCAAGCGGCAGTGGCACAACAGCAACACTTATTAACGCACTTTGGTAATTTAATTATGATGAGTAACCAAGATAATAGCAGACTTGATATTATGGCAGAAGAATTAGAGTCCATCAAGACAGAGGTTTCTGAAATGAAGGCTATGTTAAAAGATGTATATACTTTATTAGCCGGCAACCCAATTGACAAAGATTCAAGTGGTCTTATTGGAAACTTTAAAGAAGTTAAGAAAGAAGTGTACGAGTTAAAAGCTGAGTTGAAAAAATACAAGGCTTACTTCTATGCGTTGGTTACTTTGGTTGGATTAGGTGCATTAAAAGTTATTACTGAATTTATACTTAGAAAATAATGGCAAAGGCAACAAATACAAGTTCTTATGTTAGCAAACCTAAGAAAAGAGGTGTAGCTGCAAAGAATAAAACAAGTAAAATCAAGACAAGTAAACTTTATAAAAAAGCGTACAGAGGTCAAGGACGATAAAATTAAATCAATATGAAACAATTCTTTTGTGAAGAAAATGGTCATTTATCAATGAAAAGGCTTTGTGGTCTTTTATGTGTAGTAGCATTATGCGTAACAATGTACCATAATTCTTTTAGTTCATTAGAAAATTCGCCAAGCGAATCTTTAGTTTGGGCTGTAGCAAGTTTGGCATTTGGATGCCTTGGATTAACAACAGCAGAAAAGATATTTAAAAAGAATGTTTAGTTACCCAAATATATGGGTGATGTTAACAGGTATAGTAATGGGTCTTACCATTATTATATCAGGTGTGTACTTTGTAAACAAGATGTTTGTAAATGACACCAAAGATGTTCTTGTAAGGTTTATAATTTTAGTCTTTACATCATTAGTGGCTTTGTTTATTATAGATAAAGTAATAGCTTTTAAAATAAAACTATTAGCTGATGAGATAAATAAGGAATTATTTGACTTGATAAAGACTCTAATATTAATGATATTCAGTTATTATTTTGGAACAAAAAATACTAAAAATGAAAATTAGCGAACATTTAGACTTATCTGAGTTAATCAGGAGTGAGTCAGCTAAACGTAATGGGATTAGTAATATGCCAACAGAAGAGCATATTGCCAACTTTAAGGTATTGGCTGAAAATGTATTTGAGCCTATTCGCAATAACTTCAGATGCCCTATTCATATCTCAAGTGGATATAGGTCTGCTGCACTTAACAAAGCGATTGGAGGTTCATTGACCTCTCAACATTGTAAAGGTCAGGCGGTTGACATTGATATGGACGGTACTCCAAATGGTGTGACTAATAAGATGGTCTTTGATTATATCAAAGACAACTTAGAGTTTGACCAATTGATTTGGGAATTTGGAACTGACTCTAACCCTGATTGGGTTCACGTATCTTATACTAATGGTAAAAACAGGGGTCAAATTTTAAAAGCAATCAAATCAAATGGTAAAACATCTTACGTTAATATTACTTAGTTTTTTACTATTCTCTTGTGCATCAAGGAAAGTATTAGTTAATAAGACCCAAGTAGAAACACATATAGACAGCGTTTCAGTGGAACGAAAGGATAGCGTAGTAGTTCAGCAGAACGCTATTATTGTCAAAGAGGATACCGATGAGGTTGAGATAGTACCCATTGATACAGCTAAGCCATTAATAATTGATGGCAAGCAGTACTTTAATGCCACGGTCAGGCTTAAAAAAACACGTAGACACGTAGTGGATACGTCCAAGGTAACGGTATCTAAGTCCGAAGAGAAGAAGGTTTCGGTCAAGAAGGAGGTGAAGGAGAAAATCTTTGAGAAGAAGGTCGACAAGAAAGCGAGTTACTTTGGTTTTTTATGGCTGCTTTTAGTATTGGTAGCATTGTGGTTTGCGAGGAAGTACTTACCAAAATAATAATTTTTATTTACTATATTTGTATAAATTAAAAAATCAAATCAAATGAAAGGAAAAGAAAATCAAGGTCAAGTTGCTCAAGGGGAGAGCTTAACTAAGTTAACAAATGAAGAATTAGAGTTTATCCAAAATGGTACAGCAAACTACAAAGCTGTAAAATCTCAAATTGGAGACCTTGAAATTCAAAAAATTAAATTAATAAATCAGGCTAATGAAATTGTAGAGGCGTTTAAGAACAATGAAAAGTTCTTGATAACCAAGTACGGTGAGAATGCAGTAATTAATATGCAAACCGGAGAAGTTACTCAAAAAACGCAAGAGCAAAAGTAAGATGCCGTTATAAAACGTAATCTACAATGCCAAAGATTAATGACATCACAACTGTATCGCTACCAAAACTGAGCGATAAACTTGTTGGTACAAGTGTTGGGGGTACACCTGACAATCAAACTTATAACTTTACCTTACAACAGTTAAAGGATTTGTTTGGTGAGTCTACAACCATTACACTTACAACTACCGGGTCAAGTGGAGCTTCTACATTAGTAGGTAGTGTTTTAAATGTACCAAATTATACTTTAAGCGGATTGGGTGGAGTTCCATCAAGTAGAGCTTTAAGTATTAATGGGACATCGTATGACCTAAGTGCAGATAGAGTTTGGAATGTCGGCAGCGTAACTTCGGTTGCTGCACTTTCATTAGGCACAGTTGGAACAGATTTAAGTTCAAGTGTGGCTACGGGAACAACAACACCTGTAATTACATTGAATGTCCCTACGGCATCAGCTACAAACAGAGGAGCTCTTAGCTCTGCTGATTGGGTTACGTTTAATTCAAAGGGTTCAGGTACAGTTACATCAGTATCTGCATTGACTATTGGATTAGTTGGAACTGATATAACTTCAACAGTTGCATCAGGAACAACAACTCCTGTAATCACATTAAATATTCCTACAGCAAGCTCTACAAATCGTGGAGCGTTAAGTTCTACCGATTGGATTAATTTTGATGGTAAGCAAAATGCAGGAAACTATATTACAAGTTTACTTGGTGAGGCTACAGCTGCCGGTCCCGGTGCTGCATCTATCACTTTAAATAATGCATCAGTAACAGGTAAATTATTAACCGGTCTAAATGTTACAGGAGGAACTGTTGTAGCGACAGATTCAATGTTAACGGGTTTTGGTAAATTGCAAAACCAAATTAATGGATTAGTAGGTGGGGTAGTTTATCAAGGAACGTGGAATGCTTCTGCTAATACTCCTACTTTAACAAGTAGCGTTGGAACAAATGGTTATTACTATGTTGTAGATGTTGCAGGAAGCACCAATCTTAATGGTATCACTGATTGGAAGGTAGGCGATTGGGCTATATTTCACGGTAGTACTTGGCAAAAAGTAGATAATACTGATGCAGTTACTTCTGTAAATGGACAAGTAGGAGCAGTTAGTTTAACCACAGATAATATTCCTGAAGGAACAACTAATCTGTATTTTTTAAACTCAAGAGCTAGAGCAGCATTAAGTGCAATCTCTCCTTTACTTTATGACAATACATCAGGAGCATTTTCTATTCAGGTAGCAAATGCTTCTCAAAATGGATACTTATCTAGTACTGATTGGAGCACATTTAATAGTAAAGGTTCAGGTACATTGTCATCTGTTGGTGTTAGTATGCCATCAGCTTTTAGCGTTGCAAACTCTCCATTAACTGCAGATGGCACGATTGCCATTACAGGAGCAGGTACAACTGCTGAATATATTCGTGGAGATGGTAGCTTAGCTGCCTTCCCTTCTGTTTCATCTGAGTCACAAAGATTAATTACTGAGGTTTATAATAGTTCAGGAGCAACGCTGACCAAGGGGACTGTTGTTTATATCAATGGTGGTCAAGGCAATTTGCCAACAGTTACAAAAGCATTGGCAACAGGAGATGCTACATCTGCTCAAACTTATGGTGTTGTTCAGGCGAATATTACTAATATGAATAATGGGTTTGTTGTTGTTATTGGCAGCTTAACAAATTTAGACACTCAGGCATATCTTCCGGGCACTCAGCTTTATTTAAGTTCTACCGTTGCCGGAGAATGGACTAGCGTAAAACAATATGCTCCTGCTCACTTAGTGTATGTAGGTATTGTTGTTAGACAACATCCAACTCAAGGAGTAGTAGAGGTTAAGATTCAAAACGGTTTTGAAATGGATGAGCTACACAATGTGTCGGCTCAAAATCCTTCTGATGGTGACATATTACAATATGTTTCATCTACAGATTTATGGACTGCTGTACCATTGCCTGCATCTCCTTCAGTAACGAACGCAGGTACAGGTACTTGTTCAATTGTAGGTAGCGGTTTAAGTAATACTGCTTGTGGGGATTATTCTGCTGCTTTAAGTGGTCAATGTAATACAGCTTGTGGCACTTGGTCATTGGTAGGTGGTGGTTCTAATAATACAGTTAGTTCCTGTTACGCTAGCACAATTAGTGGTGGATGTTATAATACAATTTGTAGTAATCAGTCATTTATTGGTAGTGGTTCAAGTAACACAATTTGTAGTAGCAATTCATCCATAGGTGGTGGTTACTATAATACTATTTGCTTTAATTCAGGTTGTTCAACTGTTAGTGGTGGTTATTGTAATACAATTTACGCTAATAGTAATGGTTCAGCAATCGTTGGTGGTCAATGTAATATTACAGGAGTTGGTGGTCAAAACTTTATTGGTAGTGGTTCTAATAACTATGCTGGTAATGCTTATTCAATAGTTGTAGGTGGAGGTAATAATTACAATGTTGGCATGAGTTCATTTATTGGAGGAGGAACTGATAATGGTATAGGAGGTTGGTACTCATCTGTTACAGGAGGAAGATGCAACTTAATTATAGCAGGTGGTGATGGGATGGCAATTGTTGGAGGTCTTTGTAATAAGATTTTTGGTGGTGGCTTTGCTACATTTATTGGTGGTGGATATTGTAACTGCACTAGTAGTGGTTATTCAAGTATAGTAGGTGGTATTGCTAACTGCATTGTTGGTGGTCCTTATGCAACTATATTAGGTGGTTGTTGTAATACAGCTAGTGGTTATTCTTCATCTGTATTAGGTGGTAGTAATAACATTACTAATGCGGATTATTCAGCTGTATTTGGTTGTGGGTTAACTAATAATAACGCTTGTACATTTATGGCTAATAACTTTGTTATTGGCGACTTTGTAGGTTGTGGTGGATGTTCACTTGCTTTAGATGCAAATGGTAAAATGTGTATTGGTGCAGGTGGTGGTGGAGGTGGTGGAATAATGGTCTTAGGCACAGGATGTAATTCTACAATTAGATGTGGTGTTAATAATGTTGCTTGTGGGGATTACTCTGCTTCATTAGGTGGTCAATGCAATAGTGTTTCAGGTTATACTTCAACTATTAGTGGTGGATATCACAACACCATAAGTGGTGGATATTCAGGAACATATCTTTGTAGCTGTTCGTTTATAGGCGGTGGTGGTTGTAATAATGTTTTTTCAGAAAATTCAGTTATTACAGGTGGTTTTTTTAGTTCCATTTGTAACTCGTGTGGGTCTGCTATAGTTGGTGGAATAAATAATAATATTATTAATTCTCAACAAGGATTTATAGGTAGCGGTAGTGGAAACTATCTAGGTAACTCATATGTTACAGCTATAGTAAGTGGTGAGGGTAACGTAATTAGATGTAATGGATATAGCTTTATAGGTCACGGTAGTTATAACTGTGTTGTAACAGCAGACTTTTCATCTGTATTAGGTGGTTTCAATAATAAAATTGAGATGACTCAAACTCCTCCTAGTTATCCCGGTTATGCATCTATTAGTGGTGGATGTTGTAACACAGTTTGTGGAAATTATTCATTTATTGGAGGCGGTTCCTTAAATACAAATCAAGGGCTTTCTTCATTTATTGGCGGTGGTTCAAGTAACACAGCTAGTGAATATTTGACAACAATTACAGGTGGTGGTCAGAATTCTATTTATAGTCCTTTTTCATCTATTGGTGGTGGATATTTAAACAGTATTAGCGGAGCATATGATTCTTCTCCAATTTGTGCTATTGGCTCTACAATAGGTGGTGGTTGGCGTAATACTATCTATCCTTTTTTATCAACTTCATCAGCAATATATAGCACTATTGCAGGAGGTAAATGTAACACGGCTTGTGGTAATTATTCATTTATAGGTGGTGGTAGTGGTAACGTTACTAGTGGAAATTATAGCGGTGCATTTGGTTGTAATTTAAATGCAAGTGCTGCTTGTACAATGTATTTTAATAACGTTTGTGTTTGTGGTACATTAAGTAAGGTGAGTGGTTCATTCAAAATTCCTCACCCTGACCCTATTAAATCAGAGCAAGGTAAGTTCTTAAAGCACTCATTCGTAGAATCACCAACAGCAGGAGATAACATTTATAGATTTAATGTTACAGCTATAAACTGTAGTGCTTCTATTCAATTACCTGATTACTATAGCTTATTGAATAGTAACGACCAAGTGTTTGTAAATGCTAAAAGCCATTTAGGATATGGATTTGGTGTTGTAAATGAAGCACAAACAGAAATTGATATTACAACAAACTCTGATGGAGAATACAATGTTCTCTTAATTGGAACTAGAAAAGATAAATTAGCTTTAGATGCTTGGAATGGCACAGAAGTTAATGATGTAGAATAATAATTTTAAAACTTAAAAAACAAAAAAAATGGCAACCTTACAAGAATTACAGGCTCAATTACAAGCTAAAGAACAAGAAATTCAACAAGCTAGAGAAGCTAAAATACAGGCTTATATAGCAGCTGCTGAAGCTGAAGAATTAGCTAGGAAAGCAGCAGAGGCAGCTAAATCTGATGAAGAGAAAGTAGCTGATTTATTAGCTAAATTAGCGAAAGCTGAAGAAGAATTAAATAAAATAAAATAATATTAATTTATATTACATTCATACAAAATGATTAAATTTGTTTCAAATCAAATTTAATTAATATGAATGTAATATTTCAAATTAACGGTGGTATTGGCAAGGTAATTGCTTCTACAGCTGTATGTATATCTATTAAACAAAAGTATCCTGATGCCAAACTTATTGTGGTATCAGGATACCCGGAAGTATTTCTTGGAAATAAGAATGTAGATAGGGCATTTGCTTTTGGTCAACAATCTTATTTTCATCAAGAGTACATTCAAAATCAAGAAATAATGGTTCTTGCTCAAGAGCCATATCTACAAACAAAACACATAAAGTCAGAAGAGCACCTTGTTGAAACTTGGTGCGATATGTATGACTTACCATTTATTCAAAAAAATGGAGAGCTGTATTTAACACAAAGAGAAAGAGATTTCTTTGGTAAAAAATATATTTCAGATAAACCTATTCTTTTGATTCAAGCAAATGGAGGAGCTGATGCTGAGCAAAAATATTCTTGGGCAAGAGATATTCCATTTTTTGTCATAAAAGAAGTAGTGTCTCAATACTCTAAAGATTATCATATTGTTCAGATACGAAAAGAAAATCAATTATCATATGATGGTGTAACTAGTGTTACTGATTCTTTTAGGTCTTTACTTTGCTTAATTGAGCTTAGTCAAAAAAGATTGCTTATAGATAGCTTTGGACAACACGCTTCTGCTGCATTAAATTTACCATCTACGGTATTATGGATTGCTAACAATCCAACTGTGTTTGGGTATGATATTCATACTAATATACAAGCACTTCCTGAAACAATAAATCCTGAATTAAGAAATTCTTATTTATCAAAATTCAACATTATGGGAGACCCGCTTGAGTTTCCTTACAATAATGAATTAGAAATGTTTGATGTTAATCAAATACTTCAATCACTTAAATAAAATAAAATGGAAAATATTTTCTATCAATCTTCACTTCCTAGAAGTGGGAGTACTTTGTTGCAAAATATCTTAGCTCAGAACCCTGATATTTATGCTACACCTACAAGTGGTGTTCTTGAGTTAATCTTTGCAGCACGAGCAAACTATACTAACTCTGCAGAGTTCAAAGCACAAGATGCACAACTAATGAAAAAAGGATACCAAGCATTTTGTAAATCAGGTATGGATGCATTTTATAATGCTATCACAGATAAGAAATATGTAGTGGATAAGTCTCGTGGATGGGGTATTCATTATGATTTTTTACAGTTTGTACAAGGAGGTCAGCCTAAGATTATTTGTATGGTAAGGGACTTGCGTGATGTATTTGCTTCTATGGAAAATAATTTTAGAAAATACCCTGAAAAGCAATCTGATATTTTAGATTGGTCTAAAGGGCAAGGAACAACAGTTCCTAAGCGTATTGACATTTGGGCTCAAGGTCCTCCTGTAGGATTGGCAATAGAAAGACTATCTGAAGTCTATAGACTTGGTATAGATAAGCATATGTTATTTGTTCGCTTTGAAGATTTATGTTTATATCCTGAATCTACAATGCTGAAAGTGTATAAGTATCTTGATATACCTGCGTTTGAGCACGACTTTGATAATATTGAGCAACTAACTAAAGAGGACGATGAAGTATATGGAGCATTTGGCGACCATACAATTAGAAAAAAATTACAACCGGTTCCATCTAAAGCAAAGGAGCTATTAGGCAAAGATGTGAATGATTGGATTTGGAATAATTATCAATGGTTTTTTGATAAATTTAGATATACTAAATAATGAAAAAGTTTCAAATAAAACTTTATTATACAAATAAAAAAGACCCATTGAATGGTTTTACTACCAATCAATTAAACTATGCTTTATTTCCAAATGATAATGCTGTTACAAGTTCTATTATACAAGGATGGCAGTATGAAAGCTATATGTTTGACTTCTTAATAAAGAATCAAATAATTACTGAAAATAAAACAATCATTGATATTGGAGGCAATAATGGAAACTTTGCTGTAGACTTTGCTCACTTAGTTGGTAATGGTGGTTTGGTACATACATTTGAACCACAACGAATTATTTATTATCAATTATGTACCAATGTATTTCTTAATGGATTAACTAATGTACATTGTCACAATGAAGCTGTATCTAATATAGATGGAGAGTTGATGATAGAAATACCAAATTATTTTGAGAAAGGAGATGTTAACTTTGGTGCAGCTGAGATAGTTAATGAGAACGGTGAATTAGTTAGGTCAACAAGACTTGACAGTCGTACATTTAAAGATGTAGTCTTTATCAAGATTGATGTACAGGGATATGAATCATTTGTAATAGATGGTGCAATTGATACAATACAAAAACATAGACCTTATTTGTTTGTAGAATTTGAAGACCATTTATTAAATAAACAAGGAACATCAGAAATAGAACTTCAGGCTAAGATAGAATCATTAGGATATGTAGTAAAACAATTTCAAGAAGGTGTTCCTTATCAAACACATTCAGGGAAATGTTTAGATTACGTAGCTATTCCTAAAGAAAAATTTAAAGAATTTAATCATATTATACCGTGATAATAGTAATTTTTGGACAACCACATAGTGGTAAAACTACATTAGCAAATCTAATAGATGCGGATTTTTACATTGATGGAGACCATCTTAGAAGATTGTTTCAAAACAAAGATTATAGCAAGCAAGGCAGAATAAGCAATCTTAATAGAGCTAGTGACATTGCTACTTATTTGCATTACAATGGTAATAAAGTAGTATTGTCCTTAGTATATCCATATAAAGAAGCTAGGGATTATTTAAACTCTTTAAGCACTAATGTTAAGTGGATTTATCTTACTTACACAAAACCAAGAGGAAGAGAAGAATTTCACGTAAGTAATTTTGAAGAACCTGAGTTAGAAAGTTTTTTGCAAATAAATACGGATAACTTGACAATCGAAGAATGTATAAATCAAATCAAATTATATGTGGAGTAAAAAAGTGCACGTTGCAAGTTCAATGCAACGTAAAAATAACCAATGGTCCTTATTTATAGGTCGTTGGCAACCAATACACGAAGCACACAGGCAGATGTTTCAACAAGTATTGGATGAGGGTGGAAGAGTATTAATAGGAATAAGAGATGTAGAACCGGATGAAAAAAATCCTTTTCCTGTTAATGAAGTGTTAAATACAATTAAAAACGAGTACAAGGATAATCCTAACGTATCAGTAATGGTAGTTCCGGATATATCAAGTGTAAATTTTGGAAGAGGTGTAGGCTATGATATTATTGAGCATATACCCCCAACTGAAGTGGCTGAAATATCTGCAACCAAAATAAGAAAAGAATTAGGATTATGATAGTTCAAAAGAAACGACATATCGCTAAAACTATTAGTTACAGGATAGTAAGTACTGCAATTGGATTTTTTATAATGTGGTTTATGAGTGGCTCAGTAAAAGTTGGAGCAGCATTTAGTATTGCTGAATTAGTATATAAACCTATTCAATATTATATTCACGAGCGTATTTGGTATAAATGGATTAAATTTGGTCTAAATAATAAAAGCAATAATAATGGACATACGCAAAATATCAATAGGACCGGATTATAAAGGAGGGGCAATGCACTACATTGTTGGGCAAAAAGTGCTTGGTGATACCAATGAAATACACTTAATTAAACTTGATGTAGAAAAACATTCTATTAAAATATACATTATTAATGATAAGGCAGAGGTATTACTTTGGAAAGAGTTTAATGCCACAATACCAATTTCAATTGAATATAATATAAACTTTTAATGAAGTCACCATTCTATTTTATAGCTAAACCCATTAATGGGAAAAGATACGACAATACTAAACAGATAGGTGGTATTGACTTTATTGTCAGTACGTCTGAAGAAGACCACAAATTCTCTAACAGATTTGCGGAGGTAGTAGAACTTCCATTGGGATATAATGGTCCTATTAAGGAAGGAGACACTTTACTTGTGCATCACAACGTATTTAAGTTCTATAACGATATGAGGGGTAGGCAAAAGAGTGGTAAGTCTTTTTTTAAAGACGACCTATTCTTTATTGAGACCGAGCAATTCTTTATGTATAAGCAAGACTCCACGTGGAACGCTTATGATAGGTTTTGTTTTGTCAAGCCTGTTCCGGCTACAGAGAGTTATATCAAGAAGCCATTTAGCGAAGAGCCTCTTATGGGTATAATGAAATACCCTAACGAGTATTTACTTGAGCGTGGCATCAAAGCAGGAGATATGGTCTGCTTTTCCCCTGATAGCGAATACGAGTTTACCGTAGATGATGAAAAACTATATAGAATGTATGACCATCAAATAACAATCAAATTATGAATCTAATCACATTCGATAACATTATTAAAGACCCAAACGCTTATGTATCAGACATCCACATTCACGGGTTCCAAGACGTGGCAGATGGTGACAACGTATTCAGGAACATTCAACCTCGTGACAAGAACGATGAGTTTGCCTTATACGTCACTCAACTATTTCTTGGCTACAAAGTAGATTTAAACTTTATTCGTAAGTCACCTTTGAACCAAGAAGAACCAAATTTTATACATACGGATGAAATGATGGGTGATATTACCTGCTTGCTTTACTTAAATGAGCAGGCTCCTGATGATGATGGCACAACTATCTATGACGATAATCAAAAGCCAATCTTTACAATGTACTCTAAATTCAATCGTATGATTGCATTTACTTCTGACGCTCCACACTCGAGAAATTTATTTCATAACTTTGGAGAAGGAGAAACAGCAAGATTGGTTCAGATAATCTTTTTAAAGGCAAAGTAATGAGAGATACCAAAGAAATAAAACTACGCATTATTGAAGCCGGATACAAAGCTGTCAACCATCTTGTGAAAGTAGCTGAGGAAGATATTATTGATACCGAGTCAGACACAGATGTGTCTGCAGATAAAATGAAGAATGCAGCAGCGGCTAAGAAGTTAGCCATCTTTGATGCATTTGAGATTTTAAGCAGAATAGAATTGGAGAAAGAAAACTTAGACTCCGCAGAACGTGGA